GTCGGTACTCAAGAGAATATTCCACATCGGTGGTTTCTCCAGCTGCATTACGATACGTAACTGTCTGGAACAATTTTGCTGTCTTGTTAGCCATCACACCACCTGCGGAATATTCTCTTGAGTACCGACCTCAATAGTATAAGAGTTACCACTTGCATCGATAACATTCATATACTCAATCGAGGCCCGCACCAAGTCGCCTTGTCCACTTAGACCAACTTCATAGGTGTTCTTCACTGACACCGGAGCGTTGACCTGAACGTAATTTGTGGCTGACTTCTCTCCACGAATGAATATTAGCTGCGCGGTCAATGCCTTGAACGCGTCATAATCAGTTCTATTGAAGAAGTCGCGCTCCATAGTAATGGTGCACTCACGCTCACCAAACTTCACATATTGTGCGCCACGACCAGTGTCCTTGAGCCGGAACTGAGGCTCAGCATTGTCATTGACCATGAACTCGAACGTATCAGTGTCAAACACCTGCGTGCCTGCAATACTGACCTCGTATTGTCCTGCACCAAAAGGAACAGTCGTAGGATACGACGGGCTTGGCATGGACTGTACTGCTTCGTCACTGCCAATAATACTCATGTTGAACATGAGCAGTCCATCGGCTGGCGTGATAGTAAACGAACTGACCACACAACCGGTATAACCGAACACTATTCCATTGCGAACTACCGTCAATGACAGCGATAGCGATGGGACGGCGTTTGGTGTTGGATCAAAGATATATATCTTGTCGCCTGCACCTGACTTAGAAGCCGCAACTCTGGACGCCAAGATGAAATAAATTATTACGTCTTCAAGTGCTTCCATTTCAATATCGCCATTAACGTGGACGTTACCTGGTACAGCACCAAGTACATCGACACTTTGTCTGATTGGCCGACGCCAAACCGTGCCTTGATCAAACTTTAGCGACTCGCTGTTGAATGGAAAGAACTTTGTTGGCGCAGAATACGATCCATAAGATAGTGCACTATTTACCGTAGGAAATGCTCCAGCAGGAACACCCACGGCAATATCGTCATACACCAGCACCGCGCCTACTGTCGCGCGCAATAGCTCAGTGTTGGAGGCACCGGCCGCAGCAGTACGATAAATCTTATATCCCGTGGCACCGGTAATTGCTGGCCACGTCAAATGTGCAGTAAGGTTACCTGCCGCTGTTACAACAGTAACCTCATTGCTTACTGTAGTTTCACCTACAGCGTTTATTGCAGTAATATAGTATTTATAAGTGCCCGCAGTAAGGGCACCTCCCGCAATGGGTGCGCCAGTAAGAACAGGTGGCGTAAGGACTTCAACTGCAAGACCCATGAATCCGCCGCCACCAATACCAGGTTGGGTCATTTAGTGCCCCCTATATTTCCAGATCTTCGCCATCTTCAAGAACGTGGAGCACCAAATTGACGCCGACGGGCATTTTAATCTCCCCGAATTTGCATCGTCTCTTGGCTTCTATTCGCACCATCTTGAAGTCGTCGACTATCAAAGGCTTATTTGGTCCGACCAAACCGAAATCTGGAATGGTTCCAGTTTGGTCCGAGGTAATAACCGCAAAAAGTTGCATGTTCCACCTACGGTATATCTGTTAGGTTAGTCTTGCTTCTTCCAACAAAAGTCAATTGGGTGGCTCTCCACATGGACCCAGATCTATACCTGAATCCTGGGTCCCAACTGTCAACAAAACCATGGAAAATATTGCCACCCATAGTTGTATCTTGATGCAAAAAGTGCTCAACAGTTTCAGCTATTTGATCGGTCTGTAGAGATTTAGTTGCTTCATCGCCTATGGTATTATTGTATATAGTAATCATGATTACCATGCTATTCATGGTCCCTGCGCCAGGAAACGCTACTCGATCAAGCTTGCGATCTTTGCGTCCACACATGACCACGGCTGAAATTCCAGGCGGAATTTCATTCTGTTCGCCATATAAAACTTGATTCAAGCCTAGTGCTACCTTATTAGTGTTGATTTGACCAAGCATATACTGCGCTAGAACGGTGGTCCTGTCTGTATGCGGCATTCCACCTCCTAGAACTCTTTATGATCGTATGGCCAAAAGTCCTTTTGACTTGTTATCCTACGCATCCAAGTATCAAATATCACGAGAATATGTTCTATATCTCTTTCCTGAAGTAGCGCAAATTGTCGTCTTGGCACGTGACTTGTTCCTTGCTGATGGTACTTAGCATAAGGAACTATTCTGTCCAATGCCTCCATATCAGCAGAATCACGAGTAATGCGCCAAATCTGTGGCAATTGTGATCCTACATAAAGTCGTTCAGTAAGTCCAAGTAGTGGCATATGTACTATAGTTGGGTCCACACCAGCAGCTAATTTTTTGTACATAGTATCTAAAGGTAGAGGTTTCCACGGAGGTCGGCCCTGCATATCAAAATTGACTGTTATCGATGGAATTATCACTATTCTTACTGACTGAGTTAGCGGGACGGTCATGTCGCCAAACTGCTTAGCCATCCTAAAAGTGCTGGCCCTAATCAAGTCTGAATTCAGAAGGAACGGTTTAATATCAATTTCTATTGGAAAGTTTGGAATTCGAGGACCTGTGCCAGCCAATATGGCCATTAGAAGCCCCGACCCAAACTGAAGTAAGGCCCACCCAAAGAAGGATCAGCAGTAGTCGGTTCGAGAGCCGAGCTTGCATCATTAGGATAATAACTGGCAGCGTTATTTGTTGGCTCAGGAACTTCAGGAATAATGATGACACGACTTAAGATACCGGCGACCACACTGTCAGCGTTATCACATAGTCGCTTAGCATAATCGTTACCCTCATCCTGGTTTTCGCTATAGAATCGATCCATTATCCATGATGCATAATATTTAGATATTATCGTTCGAATCAATTTCGGTGTATTACCGCTCGTAGTCCAACCTGACACGTCATAAACTGAGGCAACTTTTGATAGTGTTTCTTCTTCCAAATTTGCCAGCAATTCAGTGTCAATGCTGGGAAGGGTGAGCTTGACTGGATCAAGCCACCCTTGTATCTCAGCTAACGTCACTCTGGCCATTTTTTACCTACTTATCTGTAGGCTTCTTTGCATCTGCTTCTGCCTTAGCCTTAGCTTTTGCATCGGCATCCGCCTTAGCCTTGGCTTCTGCTTCGGCCTTCTCAGTTTCCCTAGTCAAATCATCAAGCGTTGGCTCAGCGGCCTTTGGCTTGACCGAAGAATCCTCAATCTTGATAGCGCCACGCTCGTAAAGACGAGTCAATTGCTCATCGGCAAAAAGCTTGCGGTCAATTACATCCCCGATGGCAATATCCTTGCCATCGTGCATAATCTTCATTGCAGCGACAACTTGCTTAGCCATAGAAAAACCTCAAATCAGACGTTGGTGGCATCCAGGATCAGGTAACCGGCTATCTGCTTGTCAGCAGCGTCAAGCGCAGTCATCTTGTGATCGTAAGAACGCGAAACACGAATAACGTCGCTCTTACGAGGATTCTCCCGCCAGCGGTCGACAACCTGACCATTCCAGACAAACTCATAACCAAAAGCAGGAATCTTCAAGCCTGGACGTCCAGGCACATAGGCCATTAGAACGTCATTACCCCACAGATAAGCCAGCGACTCGGCCTGACCCAATGGAGCAGTGTTTATACCTGCACCTGGAACGATAACTGTTTGGAAACCAAGAATCGCAGCAAGTAGTTCTTGAGAGAAAATAGCTCGCTCAGAATACTTAATGCGCTCAAGGAAGTCCGGGTGATCCTCAAGGATTGACATCGTAGTGTACGGAGCCAGCAGAACGTTCGGCTCCAAGAAGATCTTAGAGTGAATCGCCCGCTTTCCCACTCGCAGGTTAGAAATAGGATCAGAGTTGGTGTAGTCATTCCACTGCGAGGTACCAGAAAGAGTAACCGTATTACCGGCATTATAGTTAGCCGCAGTGGTTACCAACGTCTGGATGATTCGCTCACGACCAAGCATTATCTTGGAAGTGATAATCTCCGTACCATCACGATCCGGAGCAAGTGGAGAATCTACATTGCGTCGCTCCTCATCGGTAACATAAATCTGCAAGGCATGCTCGACACAGAAATACGTATCCGTAGAAACGACTGCACCAGTAACCTCACGAGCGACTGCGCCAGGCGCACGCACGTCGTCCTCAGGCAACCAGCCCTCACGACCGAACGTGTAATACTTATCGGATTGTTTTTGAACGTTCAGTGCCGGAAATAGCCGGTCGCCGACCATTCCATTATTCGGCCATCCGATGCTAATCTGAGTAAGTACTTGATCAACATGCACTTCCCCAGATCCACTTGGACTGTAGACCATGTAAAGCTCCTAAAAAGTAGCTGATATTTAACTTAGGAAACCCACTTGGTTCCTGGAGTGAGTAGGACGTCAATGATTGTCCCAGCAGAACCAGTTTGCAATGCAATACCAGCCACAAAGTTTGCAGCAGCAGTACCCAAAATGGCCTTACCGTCCACACCCGATACCACACGGTCTCCTGGAGCCGCTCCACCGGTACCCAACATCACAGGCGCAATACCCATAATGCGGACATCGACCACGCCACCTTCCACAACTTTGGAGGCATCCATGTTGTCCATGACAACACCCAAAACTTGCTGAGCAAGCGTTGGAGTAAGGTCAATATGGTTCTGGGTAGTTCCAATAGCGCAGAAGCGATAGGCAACAGCCGCCGCAACCCCCTCAGGAATACGGCCAACATCTAGGACAAAATTAGCCATGTGTCATTACTCCCTTATTTGCTCGCCTGAGCGCCATCGCCCATACGGTAACGCTCATACAGCGCAGGATCAGCAGCAGCAACCTTCTCCACAGCCGTGAGGAAGTCAATTTTCTCATTGAGCATAAGCTCATTCGTCCGGTCGCTGAACTCCTGAACAGCAGTTTTCTCGTTCATGGCAAATCCACGCTTGACTGCCGCGCCCGAACGCTCACCAAGTTCAACCATGAAGTTGGCCGAGGTACGGACATTCTCCATGAACTGAAGGAACTTGCCAGAAAGCTCATCTGGCATGCCAAGCATGATCTCTCGGGCCAGTTCCTTGGACGCAGGAGTAAGCGCAAGCTTGGAATTGTCAAACTCAGACAGCTGAGAATCAACTAGAGTCTCACGCATTCTCTTATTGCCACTGGCAATGGCCTGCGCCTGAGTCTCAAAGTGAGCCAGCAAAGACTTGGCCACAGGGTTAGCCTCAGCAAGCTTACGGAATTCCTCGATTTCCTCCAGCTTGGCAACAGGAGTCTTGTCCGGCTCAGGCTTTTTTCCCTCACTAAGCTTGGACACCACCCCGTCGATGATTGCCTGTAGATCTTTTTGATCCATATTGCTTCCCTCTTTAAGCGAAGTAACGTCCTTGCCAGTGATGCCCGAAACAAGGTCGAAGGCATTATCAATGACAGATTCCGAAAGGTTAATCGGAACCAAGTTCTTCATAAATGGACGGTTGGTCAGGGCACCGCCAACAACGACATTATTGTGCTTGGCGCCGTGGGAGTCCTCCCACTCGTCAGCAAATTCCAACGAGAAGTACTTAAACTTCTTGTCTCGAACCTTCTGAGCTGTTTCCTTGACGAAATCTACGAATAGCCACAGTCCATTAGAACGAACCTCGGCATCTTTCACCCATGCTGCTGCCCCTTCAGGGCTGTCATTGTCATGGTTAAGATTAATGCTAGGATCGATCCCACGGACTTTCTTCTTCACACTGTCGGCCAGTCCAGAGACCTTCTCCATGCTGGCATCAATTACACCCCAAAGTGGGTGTTTGTATTGGCCGAATGGGAGAGCATGAATCCAAGTAGAGTCGCCTTCAAGCTTAATGTCAGAAAGGCTAACTATGTAAGTGAGATTCTCGCCCATTTTGCCCCCTTCCCTGGCATATAGTGCTTGTAATTGCTGTAGAGCTTCGCCATGCGTGTCGTGACATCCGATTTTGGTATTGGTCCCTTTTTTGTAGACACAGTGCCGACCGCCGTCCATCCTCACTTCATAAGGCACTGTTCCTCCGGATATTACACTATCGACATGGGTTTCGCCTGAGCCGGATGGACTATAAACTGACATCGTGTTGACACCTGTGTCATGAGCTAGTACGAGCTAGACCGGCATTGGACCAAAACATTGCTTCTTCAAGATGTGTAATCGCTAGGGACTTCTCTCGGCCATCGGGAATCACTGCATTAAGCTCTAATGCCAACTTCAAACATTTAGTCCGCACGCTAGTATGAGCATTTTGTTTCTCTTCAGTATTTGTTGGATGGAATTTAAATCTATTTTCTAGGTCTGCAACATCCATCATTTGCCTCCAGAGCGATCCGATCCTGCATTAGTAGCAGGAGTATTAATGTACGGCGAGGCTTGTTGTCTGGACACCCCCGGTTTAGCAGATTTTACGCTGCTAGACGGTGAAGCCAATCCACCTTGTCCAGGCGTAGGCATTTCTCTTGCCGTAGATTCGTCGAGCGGAGGCAAACTCATGGACGCTCGAATAAGGTTTTCCAACGGAAGATCAGGCGTCAAGATTCGCGAACCCACCAGATTTCGCAGGGCGAATGTCATGGTACGAGTGTCTTCCCACTCGCCCATGCGCCGAACGCACAGCTTAGGATAGCCATTGAATCGCAGGAAGTTCATATCCACCAGCTGTTTAACTGCCTCACGATTGATTACCGCAGCCATCACATTGGCAATGTATCTAGTAGACTTGTAGAACGTGTCTAGACTCTCTGTCGAGATCTGTTCGCTACCCATGAATGACGCCAGAATGGCTTCATATATCTTGTGGTCATGATGCTCAATGGAAGGAATCGGATCTACCGGTTGTCCTTCGAGCTTAGCGAAGATGACTTCCCAGTTCCATGGGACAGTAATATAAGCCTTCTCATTGGTCCGAAGGTTTCTACCCAAGTCATTTGCCAGTTCCACGTCTTTCGGGGTGAAGCCCATCGGTAGTTTGATAACCGGGACGCCAATACCGTGCCTTTCCTTCTGAATGGCATCAATTTTGTACAGGGTGTCTTTGTAATACCAGTGCTTGAAGGCAGTTCTCAGCAATGATGTGCCACGCAAATCTCCGCCTTCCATCTCAAACACCTGCAACATCAACTTTGATTTAGGTATTTCAATCTTCTTGGTAAAATCTAATCCGTTAATTGGCTCCAGAGTGATGCCCACCACACGGTTAACCTGGTCGTAATTCCAGCCCTGAATATCCAACGGATGAATCGGGGACAAGTTCATCTTGAACTTACCGGTCTTAGGGTCGAGGTAAAGTGCTTTCTCAAAAACAAAAAAGCCATAGTCTAGGCAGCGCAAACTGTCCTCGATGAAATGTTCCCACAGGGTTTCCATGTCATCGAAGAGCGTCTCTTGCACAAACTTGGCTATATTTTTGTCAATGGTAGAGTCACTATACGGCTCCATGTACCATTCAGCACCCTGAATGGGAGTTTTCACCACTCGTAGAGCTGCCCGAACGGTGCCATCGCTGCGGACCATATCGTAATACGTCCGCAAGCCGCGCTTATCCCGCAGCTCAGGAACATTCTCCAGACGGGTCCATGCAGTAAACGGCGAGGGATCAATGAACGCCATCTCGGCAAAACCAGTTGTTTCGGTAAGCTGTTTATCAGGCGGACGCTCACTAACTACGATATATGATCCCTCATGCGGATTATAACTTGCTTCTACAATGTCATATCGGCGCAGGACTTCGCCAAGTTCAAGCTCCTTTTGCTGTTTAAATTCCTCAATAACGGCAACAGCATCATCTTGGTCGCCTATGTCACTAGCGGTCACGCCTGCACCTCCTTATCTGGCATATATGCTCCCAGCATATAGCATACGATGTCAACGGCGTCAAGTCCGAAATTTCAGAATGTTTGCCCATCTGTCGTGACAAATCCGGCATTGGCCAGCGTGGGGTAGCGGTGAGCTATTTCTTGGGTAAAAAAGCCGCTGTCCGACAGTCCTTGCTTAAGCTCTTTTTCATCTAGAACATCAGCAAGTCTAACACGCATGCCCAACTTAAAAACGTGCATAATGCCATATCGAATAGCGTCCATAGCATGGTCGTCACACTTTTTGGCTTGTTCTCTTGGGTCTCGGTCTTTTCCACCTTCAGCTGCCTTATAGTTGTTAAATTCTCTAATGGTCTGCTTACAACTTGGATCGACATAAAAACCTGGCACACCTCCGCCACGATTCTTCAAAAAAGTCTTCACCAGGTCGATACCCTCGCGCCAGTTATCTTTACTCAATGGCTCGCCCACGCAAGGAGCATACTTAATACTGATGTCCTGGATCGCCTCAGGGTCAGCGGCATCGCCAAAACACAGATCAAGCTTGTAGCCTTCTGGGTTTTCCCGCTCCCGCCACATATTCATGTGCTCATCCAGGGTCAATTGCGGCTCATAATGCTCGCGCCACACATGCACGGTGTCTTGTGGACTGACCTGGAACTCAATGGCAGCACAAGGGTTTACGAAACCAAAGTCAATCGACATGAAATTGAGCCAGTCTGGCCGGTATTCGTGCTTGCGCACGTGAACTCGCTCCAAGAACTCCTTGTAAATCTTGCCAGTAAACGAGGTAAAGTCAGCAGCTATTTCTTGTTCAAAGGCGTCTCGGGACATATTTCGCTTAAGCCGCTGGATCTCCGGATCGTCATACCCTTCCGGAAATATAACTGAGTTATCCCAACTCGGGTATTGCCAAGACTCGTATTCGGGTTCGGTGTCGTCCAAACCACGTTGCCACAGCTCATAAAAGAAATTCTGTCCCTCAGGCGTCGAGGTAAATATCGCCTTGCCCCGTTTATCAGATAGTGCAGGCTCGATCATGCGGTCCCAGGTCTCGCGCTGGTGCTTGGCTGCTTCGCACATCACCACCAAATCGAGCCCGTCACCGACTAGCGTCTCTTTACGCTCCGCGCTGTGGACTTCAATTCTTGTATCCCAAGGGAACTGGATATACATGTCGCCTTGCTTAAGGTTATAACCTTTTCTAATCTCTGGGTCTTTCGCAAACTCCAACTTCATCATAATGTCGGCCCAAATAACCCGGAACTCCTTCTCGCCCAACACATAGGTCGGGCCGACCAACCATATCCTCTTACCGGGAACAAAAAGGAACGGTTCAATATCCTTAGCAGTCATAAAAGTTTTGCCCGCGCGTCTACCGCATGCAGCAACCTTAAATCTGGCATTACTTTTATGGAATTCTACCTGCCTGGCATGCGGCTGGTAGTTAATCATTTTAAAAAATTTGGCCTTATCAACTACCTGCGCAGCCATAATCTATCTCATTTCCGTAACCGCAGCTATCTGATAAACATCTATAGTGAATATCACCCGTTCATATCGATCTCCCATTTGGATCAAATTATGCAGGAACTTCGATGGATGCTTATGCACAAATCCAGTAAACTCTTTACCACTTTTAAGCGTAACTTTTATGTTAGTACTAGCATTGTAACAATCAGTCAAAATTAACTTCCACGAAGAAGGCTCAACGCCATCCATCTTAGTCCCATGCCTCTCGTTTTCGGTACCACCAACGGCCTTCATCGGCATAAAGTACACCATGCCGGGACGCCACAGTACACTTATGCAATCTGCCAAGTTCATCTAAATGGTGGATATTGCGCCAACCATTCGTGCCATAAGTTCCATAATGGTGCATCAACTGTCCGCTATGATTGCACAACGGACACGGACCACCATTTACACCAGTGAATGTCATATCGAAAGTAGCATCCATTTTCGATCCCCGCTTTGCATGCGTATCGCTGAAAGATAAAAGAATAAGCTCCACAAAGAAGTGGAGGCGCCCAAATTAGTGAAGTTTCGGCTTGGTGGCTGCTGCCTCAAGTGCGACGAAGAATTCCCGGGCCGGGCTTTGATCCATTTTGGCATATTTTAGCTGCGCAAGCAAAATAGCGGCCTCTGCTCTAGTCATGACGATTTTCAACTCTACTGGTCCGTCTTGGTCTCTAAAAGTGCTAAATTCTGCCATAATTGTCCCTATCTTTGGCTAGTTGATCTTTAATATCCTGCAATGGATTCGAGTCTGGGTCGTCCCAAGTTAGTTTCCAGTGATTAATTAAAGGTCTAAACTGACAATTCTTTGGATTCGTAAAATGCAATTCACCAATAATTGGATGCCCGCAATTCGGACACACCTTGGCGTATACTGGTTCCCATTCATTCATTTGATATCCTCTTCCAGTCTAGGTAAGCACTTCTGCCAATAATTATACTGAACAAACAAGCCAACCAAGGATTACCAGTTACTACATCTACAGCCACAAAAGTTACGGTCTGAAATGTTGATACATAAATAATTTCTCTCATACCTCTCTGCTCGTTTATCATTGCAACCACACTGTCTTAGCATGAGTAGTTCTAACTTTAGGATGGATAAAGATAGGTATTCCCACAGTGGCCAAACGATAACAGAAGCTCAAATCTTCACTGATGATATGCGGTTTAACATTGCGCTTTCCAGTGGGCATGGCGATCCGCTCGAACCAGCACGAGCCGTAGAAGTTGCGTACGGTGGCCGCTGCGCGGCGTGAGACCAACAGGCACGCCGTGCCAGTGCCTGCTACTTGCTGAGGTAGGGCTCCAGAAAGATCTAGGTCCTCCTTCAAGGTAAAAGCTATGATATCTGTTTGTTCATTGTTTTCATCTGCTTCTAAGGTATATTGCGACAGATCATAGGCAGTAATATACTCTTTGGTGACATATCCCCCATATCCGTCTTTGTCGAGTTTCATCATTCCCTTACACACTGCGCCAATCACATCTTTTTCTGCGTCTAGAAGATTTGAGACGGTATCAGGCGCAAAACCCATGTCAGTATCTATCCACCAAATATGGGTGGCATCGGTCTGGTCAAGGAAATAACTCATTAGGACATTGCGCGCTTCAGGCATACTCATGGGGTCTGATTGTGCGGAGACATGTGTATCGGTGTAGAGATCGGATGTCATTGGGTTGTTTGATAGTCGAAGGAGACTGTGATGAAAACTATGACTGACGTTTTCGCCGTGAATATAGGCAATCTGAACTTTGGATTCGGATTTGGTCATGGACATGAGTGTAAAGGATAACTTGGCATTTGGGAAATGTGTACTATGTGTTCTAGGTTGACTATGTTGCTACTTATTGCTCTATAGAGAAAATTAACTATTATTATCTAGTATACCTAGATGACATAGTGCAAACTGTCGAGTTGGAGTAAATTTGACCCGCTCGTTCCGGAAATGTCCGACTTTTACTTTTTAATATAGTTTCTTACGATTTGACTCTCTTGTCACGATTTATACCTTATGTCCGATTTAAGGCATATATGCCTTATAAGGTATATATGCGCATAAGCCTCAAGATCACCCCCGCGGTGATCTTGTAAGGGGTGATATAACGGACATATCACCATATATGGTCATATACCACCATATAGTGGTGTGTCGCAGCTCACAGATCAACTTCCGGTATATGCCCATATGTCCGATTTATGCCCATATACCCCCATTTAGGGGCACGTATGGGCATGATCAACTGACCCACTAAATACGGACATATCACCATATATACGATATATGCGCACAATAGGGGGCATGGTATAGTGGACTTAGTCGAGGAGGTCCAAGATCAACAGGCAAATCGGGCATACCACGACAAAAGACGATAAAAGAGGACAAGCTAGGACAAAGCAGGAGAAAACGGGACATGTCCACTTAAAGTTGGACATAGCCGGGGAAATTCTCCTAAATGGTACTTTGACAATACAATAGTGGATGAAATCGGAAATAGGCGGAAATTCCGTGGAATGACGGAATTAGCCTGATGTATCCGGTTATGTCGTGATATGTCCGTATATGTACAGACAAAAACGGACATAAGGGAGTATATCATGACAAACCAAGAAATCGACGGACATATCGTAGAAGATGCACCGTATCATGACATGTCAGACCATTACTGCATGTTCCCGGAATGTCCGGAAAAATGCGATTATATCGTACATGTCGGAGTTATGGTAGGATTTAACGAAATATACGATACTCCGGAAACAGCCGGAAAAGTATACTATGTCGTAAATATGCCGAATTTAGCCGATACGTTGGAATTGCAGGAAATAGCCGACATGTCGGACAATCCCGACATAAGCGACTTTCAAGTTATTCCCGGAATTTCGGTTATTTCGGTAGAACCGTACAAAGTAGGACTTATCTAGACAAACTAGGACATGTCACGACATATCTGGATACATCAGGATTAAGAGTAAGAAAATACCCTATTTCTGAACTTGGTACGATATTGGAGGTTATGTCCCGATATGTCCTGAAATAATCGGACAAAAGGAGATATCATGGAGCATAACGGATATGTCATGGAAGATCACGCTTTGGCATGCAATAGCTGCTATTCGTGGGCTACGTCCGGAATATACGGAAATGACCCGAATTGCCCGACAGGTCGTGAAATCAGGGCAAATGTCCGGAAAGAGCACCAAATAGCCTGGAATAACACCACAAACTAGTACAAAATAGGACATACTAGGACATGTCGGGATTTATCCTCCAATATCGTGACTGGGTATGACATATCAGGTCAAATCTGGACTTATGCTGACAAATCGGACAAAGGAGCATAAGTCATGACAACTCAGCACAAAGTCGGACAAATGCACTATTACGGAAAAATCGTAGCAGATGCGTACAAGTACGACATGTCCGGACAAACAGTCTCAATGTACGACAATGTGGACAAATCGGAGTATGTCGTAGTAGAGTGGGACAAAGACGGACAAACAGAGCTAAAGGTGGACAAGTACGACAATGACGAAATGGCGGTCATATCGTACGTTGAGCGGACATGGGGCATAAGCGTCTAAATAGTACGACTTAGGTGCATAAGTCCGGTTTTGGCCTGATATGTCGGGATGTGTCGCATTCATGGTGCTTTGTCCTAATTTAGGCCGACTCATGCCCATATGTCCCGAGATCACCCCCTATCTATATACATAGATCGCCAAAGTCGGAGAATTCCGGCACTCGGCCCGCAACGGTCAAATCGGACGTTAAGAACATAGGGGGTGTATGGGTGTATAGGAGGACAAGTGTTCGAATTCGTCATACACGTGCCTAAAATCGGACAATTGGCGCTTTGTGTGATATGTCGCTTATGCAGGCATTTAGTCATAGATGTACCTGCATGTCGCGATATAGCACTGGATGGACAGCCAATTACCGCAGCGCAGGACTTACACGTATGTTCCGCCCAAATCACTCCAAATCGGACAACTCAGACATCTTAGGAGAATAGCCGTGCCTACGTGGTTTCCACTCATCATGGTCATAGTCGGACTTTTGGCACCAATGATCCTAAGTATCATCAAACCCTCCCATAACGGACAAGAGGAGCTATAAGCCATGGAACAGGCAATTCTGATCATTCTGGTCATATTGGCGCTTATCGCCTCGAACCAGGCCACAAAGGCATAAACTACCTCAAACCACCTAAACTAGGCCAGAGCACCACGATTGCGACATATCCCCCGATATAGGACCAATACTCGCCATGTCCGCTGAAATCGGACACAACGGACATGACGCACATTGGAGACAATCATGGGCAAGCACGAAGCAAAGGGACGAAGCACCCGTAACCCCCAAAAGGTCCTCATCGTGACAAAGCACGCCGTTCTGCACATAGGCGGACTTATCACCCTACATACGGTCGCCACGGTCATACTGACCAAATCGCCCATAGCACTCCTTTTCCACTGATATCTAAATATTTCCATACATTTCCACCCAAACTGGACAATTAGGACGTGGCGGGCATTGGTTCTATATCGGACATACCTGGCATACCTCACAAGTGGCTCATACGTGTCATGTCCACCTTTCTTCACCCAAAACGGACATCTCTACCCAAGGTGGGACAAACATGTGCGATCAGTGCAGAGGGTTCTTTGAGGAGAATTTCCCCAAAAAGGATGAATCGGACAAACCAGAAGATACCCGACCTTTCATCCAAAACACCGTAAGGTACCTAAAAGACGCATTCGGCCCAATCGAGAACATAGAGGCCATCATGCGCAAATACGTCAATCCGGACAAATTTGACACTTTGGTCGGAACGGGCCTTTCGGGCGCTTTGGTCATTCCTCGCTTAGCCGACATGTTGGGCAAGAAGTGGGCAATCGTGCGCAAATCGGACAATAGCCACTCAAACAACTCCATAGAGGGCGAAATCGGACGAAAGTGGTTGTTCCTGGACGATACGGTCGATACGGGCGAAACGCGCAACAGGGTCATTTCGGTCGTAAGGCGCATAGCTCGCAGTCACGACTTTTCGACCGAATTCGTCGGAACCTACCTATACTATGACAAAAAGTACGAACCAGCCTAAAGGGGACAAACGCCATGACACGCCACGAACTCGCCCAGACCGTCGCCAGCCAGGCCAAACTGTTCAAAGGCCACACAGACGGCAGATGGTACGAAACCGGACAGAACGGATATATGACCGTAGAGTTCCCAACTACCCTAAAGGCCACAATGTTCGCGCAGTACCTCATCTGGGAAGATCAGCTCGAAGCCTACCTACCGGACAATATGGACATCGAGGACAACAACGTCATAGTGACCGTAAAGGGGCGATAGTGATGGATAGTACAAATTGGTGGGGATGGGACGAAAGGTACGGTTGGGTCGAATCAGACGATTTCAACGAATGGGGCCAACCGCTCGGATGGGACGAAGGCGATGACTAGTACAAATGACCCAATCGTCATAGTTGGGGCAGACAAGGTCAAAGCGGTACGAGCTATCTCAAGGCTGCACTTCTGGCGCCATACCGGACATATGACGACATATGGGTTCAGACCACGCCGAGGCTACACAATTCGGGCATTCAACGCCGAATACGGACATAGCGCCCGAACCTGGGCAGAGGTCACAGAACTCGCCATTGAGATGATTCGGTCAACTCGGGCGTCTTGGGACGAACTCAGCAAATAGGAGGAAACACCTCATGTCGGACAATTACGTCAAGGCAGTCAACTACGTCACGTTCGTCGCAGAGTGGACTAAGGCGGTTGAAACGGACAACTCCACCCAATTCATGTCATTCCGGTGGGATTACGCCGTATTGGGTGCATACGTCCTAACCCACGCATATAACCTATGGTCGACCAATTACGACAAATGGGACAACGTGGGAGCCTTCGCCCTAAACTACGTAAAGGTGGTCGAAGCAGGCGAAACGCGCATCATGGACAAGTGGGTCGACCACGGACAATTGGTGCGAAGCCTGATCATGGGCTAAAACGGGCAAATAGGAACGAGACTCTAGATTTAACTCGAATCGCTCAATTCGGACATGGCACGCATAAGCCACTTGTGGGGCATAACAGCACGTACCCAGTCATAGGCCACCTTGTGGGACAAATAGGTTCAAACACCCAATTCGGACGAATGAGACAAGTCACACATGTCCAGATAAATCCAAATACATCCATATTTAATATAATGGATCGGCAAATCTCAGGAATTCCAGAGACATACGTCGATATGAGAATACAAGATCATGAATATGGGGCATACGGGTAAACGCGGACATATCGGACGGAACGGGTGCACGATCATGCATGAATACAGATAGACATACCTCTATTCGGACATAGGTATAGTTATGGGGACAAAGTGAACTTTTACGACCTAATGCGTATGTCGAACGCAACGGGCGAAGCGGTCATACTGCCCGAGGGCAGGCACCTCAAATCACCCATGCCTGCCACAACGGACAGAGCGTCCACATCGACCGGAACCACCATAGAAGGCAACTTCGAGGTGTTTCGGGACAGGCAGGGCAGAAGGGTCTTCATCGGTCAAGAAGGTCAATACCGACGGATGGGGTGAAACCATGACACAGCACATCTGTAGCAAATGTCAAGAATCGGACGAATCGGACAGTACAGGCATATTGCTCGGAACGGTCTTTGACACGCCAACCGAGACAAAATGCATCGCGCTGGGCGAACCGGACAATCGAGGCAACTTCACTGGTATGAATGTCAATGGTGACATAGGCAACTATACCGTCATTCAGGTAGAATTCATATATGTAAATGAATTGCCGCTGATCATCGTTTAAGCCTGCGAATGGGACCCCGTTTGTCGGACAATCAGCTTAGTACTCTAAGTTACCCCTATCGATTAGTCACTTAGGTTTTCTAGGTGATTATTATCGATAGGGGTATCTTTGTCTACTAAGATGAGATAGACAAGGTAGACAAAACGGACATTTAGGACAGAATAGGACGAATGCAGACCGAACGATACATATATGTAAATGGATCGCGAAACTCGCGGAATTCCCTGACCTGCACATGTCCAGATTTCTTTCTTATACACCAGAAAAAGGGATGTGTGTATATGCAGGTGTATGGGTGTACAATCGAGGAACGGGCTCAGAGCCAATCTGAGCCAAGATCTTTACGAGAGGTAGGTATGGGTACCAACGAACCCAGTAATCGGCTCAGTCCACGCACCTACGGGCGCAGGATGCGTGCAGCGTGGGACTACGTCAAGGCCCATCCCGGCTGTTTCGAGCACATCATCAAGATCGAATACGGCCACAAGGTCCTGACCAGGATGATCGAAACCAACATGATCGAACTCAGGGCCAACGAGGACAGTGAAGATCCAGAAATCGGCCGCCGGTGCTACGCACTTGATCAATGGCTCATTGATCTTCAAACTCTTCCCCGGCCACGGGATACCGCCTACCACGAGGCACGTAAGCGCGTCTACGAGCACCCGATCATCCTGTCGGTACCGTGCCGTCACGTCTACAAAAAGGAGCAATGTCAAGGCGCCGTAGGCATCCCGTGCAACGGAAAGGACTTCTACGGCCGATCGCGTCAAGGTCCACACTACGAGCGCTTCGTACTCCTAGTCGATGACATCATTCGTGGCTTCGGTCCTCAGCAACCTTGACCAGCCCTGATCCCTTTTTCTATGTGTGAGTAGGCAGAACCCTACCACCACAGGGCCTCCGGTTAGCTCTGATCCTTTTTTGTCTGTGTGAGTAGTCTGACGACAAAACAACATAGTCTACAGACATAGTCTACATAGTAAATACCCATTATATAGCTCTTACAGAAAAAAAAGGACCAGCGCTGATCGGAGGCCCTTTCAGCGAGCCGTCATCGACTTCTATCGGGTATATAAACTAAGGTCACCCTAACCTGTTGTCTCACTATCTGAGATTGATCATACGGGGGAAAAAAGGGACCAGCCCTGATCAGACATGGTCGGGATCTTACATTGGTCTATGTCTGTTTTTGGGGATTTCTTAGGTTATTCATAGATAAATGGCAATATAAGATAATACGAAGAATGATTTTGGACACTGGGTAACACTCGTGTAAGCTAGAGTGGACAGGACGAGCAGGCATCGATGATCGATGATAGATGAGGAAGTTTGATCTTTGGAATGACCTTCCTAGGATGAAATTCGCCGGGAAAAATCTTTAATAAAGGATCGCAAAGTTTGGGGAATTCCCTGAGTCGTGATACGGTTATGGTAAGGGAAGAGCAAAATAGCAGAGGGGTGCGTATGAAGGTCCCATACCCGCATGTGTGCTGGCGTTGTCAGCAGGATGTCCCTGGTGGACATAACCAAACGCAATGCGACACCAACATAGCGCGAAAGGCAAAGACATGCAGTGTTGGAAGTGTGAGCTTATCGCCACGCACTACGTGTGCGTGATTGTGGGCACAGATGGAGACACCACCTACGTTGACCAGTACACGTGTGATTACCACACGGCATTGGACATCCCAGATGGGTATGAATTGATCGAAGTTGAAACCAACGAGTTGCCCAAGACAGATCCATACCTAGAAGACCTTCGGCTTTCCCTCGCCGACTAATGTACGTAGTGGAAAAATAACAGGAGGACAAATGCCAGGTATCGAAATCAATAGTGTCGTTGAGATTGATTTGGACCCTAAGCAGCTGGCTTGGGTGCTTAATCTTCCATGGCGCGATGAATCACAATGGACCGACGACGGCATGGGATCCGTATTCATCGAGAGTATGAAGTTGAGGATTCAAGTTGCCAAGGTCGGTAGCACATTCAGGATTTCGACTTGGGAAAACTCGAACTAATGACCTAGTTGGTGCACGTGAAAACGTGCACTTTCTTGGGCACTAGTAGGAGGAAAATCGGATGAAACGACTTATCGCAATTGAAATCGACCTCACAGACGAAAAGCTCGCCGGAATTGTTCTGAGCCCATCAGAGGTCTGGGTGGCAATCACCGGCCCATCGGGAACAATCGGGGGCTGGGCCGAAATCGTGGGAGTAAAAGACATGCCATGGAACGGATCGGACACATGCATCTAGTAATCGCAAAGCACGTATTGTGGAAAAGGATGCGTATTGACATGAAAAATGCAGAGTTTTACGTACTAAAGCCCTATCTGGACAGAGGTAATGTCGGCAATGTCGGCATTCTGGTCATCAAAAACACGGAATTCGTCTCGGACGGTATTCAGACTTGGCGTGCCATCATGTTCTGGAGTCTTGGCACAGATCCTCTTTTCGATGAGGAAGTCAATGTGCCATTAGGTAAGTCGGTCGATTACGTAGCGCAATGCGCATTGGACTTCCTTACGCTCTCCTCCGGTGACACGGACAGCGACTACTTCGACGACTACACGCCCGAGCAACTAACTTGGCGCGACGAGCACGCCGAAGCTGTCGGCGCTCTGACCGGAGAAATCGCCAAATATCGTGTTGTCTGATGGCTTAGTTGATACACACTTTTGTGTGTATCTTCTTGGAACATCAGAAAGCAGGGCAATAATGACAAAGGCATACGCCTTCACGGCGCAGATAACGCGACTCAAAAGGCTCAAGAATAGTACCAATGGCAATCCGAGATACACAGTCGGATTTGACAACGCAAGTACACTTACCACCAGTAGCGATCAGTCTTTCGTCACTAACATCGAAAGCCTGAAAGGTCCCGTGCAGGTGTTCATCAGCCGCGCAGGCAAGATTGTCGATCTCCAGCCAGCGACCGAACCTCTGTTGCCTTTATCGGGTCTAGGGGCTTTCGAACGCTTGGCAGAGTACTACCGGGACAATAGCAATTTGCTTTACGACGGACTTGTTTACTTGGCCGAGGGTGTACATAACATTGATACCGAGGCCGCAAAAGTCTACGTCAAGAACTACCTAGAACACATTCGGTCAGTGGAGGAGAAATGACTGGACTGGACGCATACAACCTTCTTTTGAACTTGAGCGCGCTCAAATTCAGAGCCACTCTTTTTGATGGGCTTGTGGCTTTGGCCAAGGAAATGCACGGTCTCAGTGAATTCGATGCGGTCGAGTACGTGACCGAGCAATTGCATGAAATCGTAGAAGGAAAGTAAATGAGTTAGTTTGGCCGCAAACCGCCTGACATAAACGGACATATAATCAGGTTTGTGGCCTTACTTGCACATTTACTCTTTAGATTGGAGGAAAAGTGTACGTAGAGCGCGAAGATGTAAAATGGGCAGACATACCTACATTCGAGTCACATTGGACGGCTCACGAAGCTTGTCCTAATATCAGTGTATTTTACTCAGATGATTTTGGTTGGTGCACTCTCCATGATGAATGGTGGGAATTGCCCGATCAAGATGAGGTATTGGGTGCATAATGACTAAAAGTATCTTGATCGGGATGTTGTTAGCCATCCTAGGATGGTTGCCACTTAATCCAACCGATGACGATCTACTTTTCAATTGTCATCTACATGGGAATAAAATCTGTGGCTCGGGCGTTCCTAGTCATGGATTCGTAAATCTGTAGAAAGGTATATGAATGATTGACCTTCAAAGAGCACGTGAACTGCTCAAGCAGGCCATGGAAACCCAAGGCCGAGACTTTCAGTATTGCAATGTCAAGGGCGGCTGTTTCTATGAGCCAACAGAGTTTAGTGGCGCCGGTGACGGCGGAAAAGGCGATCCTCTGCCCGAAAATGACAACCGACGCAAAACCGGCTGTCTGATCGGCGTAGCGCTGACGTTGGCCGCAGAGACCCGCCATGTGGGATCTACCGAATGGGTTAATCAACTATGGATGAGATTTCCAGACATGATGACCCGGGAAGCGGCAGCATATTTCGCTGCGGCACAGGGCAAGCAGGACATAGGCAAGACTTGGGGCGTAGCATATGACTATGCCGAGTCAACCCTAGTGCTTAAGTAGTTCGGTTGGCACAGGTGAAAACCTGTGCTTTCCGATCAACTTAATTACAGGAGGGATAAATGAAGTATGTGAGGTTAGTCGGAGTGGTAAACGCCGACGCGGCCAAGGATATTTTCAAGATCATGTATCCAACCGGCAATTCGGCCGGGAACGACAAGACCATGCGTGCAGCACTAAAACGGACAATTGAAGCAATCGGCGATAAGAGTCATCAAATCCTACCACTTCCCCAAATAGGGTACAGTGGCATGTATGAGCAGGGAAACCACATTATGATGTGGAATTATGCTTATGGTTGGATCGCCGTTTACAAGAAAATCCGCGAGTTGGTGTCAGTATGAAAATCCATGTGATTCCGGCATGGGTGGCGAGGAATAAAACCTATGCAGAAATGGTTTATTCTGATGAGATAGCAAATCAGCTAAAGGATACTGGTCGCTATCTGGTGACGTACGAACCACAAGAACGAGTGTGCGTCCTAGATAGAGGTGAATCGCCTAAAATGTCGTGTTATATGTGTATTAGTGGCTATTCATCGTACTATTTCGCTGCAAACTAACGGGAGTTGACATGGCACGTATGCTTGTGGACGAACATAGAGGAAGGCAATGTAGATTTGGCTGTTGCCACGAATACAACTATGGAAACTTCCGAGGTTTGCGCAGCATTCTGCGCGCCCGGGAAAAGCACCAATGGCAACGTGAATTGTCATATCGATAGCTGCGAACGGTGTACATTAGAAAGGTAATGTACACCAATCGGAACCATTGATAGGAGAAACGTACATGATTACGAGGAAAGAGCGAGTGTGGGCATATTTGGCTCTTCGCTGGAGAGGAAATAAAATGGACATTTACACCATGCAGTGCGCTGAGCGCGGTGCCAAGCTGCTCGATGAAAAACTGCCAGGATGGGCGACCCAAATCGACCTCGACACACTAGACCTCTGGAGCCCTAAGACCTGTATTTTGGGTCAACTATACGCCGATTTTGAAGTTGGCCTTCAAGTTACGGACACGGATGGAAATGCTGTCAAGCACGGTTTTGTTCCCGGAATTGGCATACGCGAGCGTGACTTGCATCATGCCTGGCAATTCGAGATCACAAAGAGAGTCATTTCTTGATTCTGTCCTTAGTCTAGGTCTGGTACCTAGACTTTGGACATCTATCAAGCAATCAACAATCAGCATGCCAAAATAGGGAGCATAAATGACAATAGCAGAAAGAGTGACAAAAGGCGCCGAGCTATTGGACGTCAAGCGTCCAAGATGGTTCCTGGAGATCGATCTTGGACTCCTGAACATGGCCAATTCCGAGAAGTGCATACTAGGTCAGCTTTATGATTACTATGATGATGTCGCATTGTATGAGTTGGGTATTATTTGGGGAGGCGAATACGGATTTGATATTTGTATATTCCCCGATGAATACTCGACTCTACATACACTGTGGATCAAAGAAATCACAAAGAGAAAGGCCGCATTGTGAATTACGCCGAGGCAGTAGCTAAGGGCATTGCGCTTCTCGATGAGAAGGCACCTGGCTGGCATGAGCGCATTGACTTGCGCGATTTCGACATGTCCAGTGGAGCACGTTGCGTATTGGGTCAGATTTATGGCACGTACGAAAAAGGACTATGCGAGCTTGAACTATGGGTGGGTATTTCACATGGATTCAGTTCAAACAGGTTTGTTGCCATGCCCACTCTGACTCATCTGTGGACCGAAGAAATCAACAAGAGAAGAGAAGAAATTGTTGTATAAGTATTTTGTCGGGCGCGGTGCCAGACTATTGGACCAAGAAAACCCTAGTTGGTATGAGAATGTAGACACGAACCTACTTAGACAGCACAGTGTGTACGGCTGCGTTCTGGGTCAGCTTTATGGTGACTACGACAACGGCCTTGATGCCCTCGAGTCGAGCACAGGTAAGAACATGAGAAATGGCTGGACGCATGGTTTCAACGCCTTTGGAAGTGGAGTTTTCACCTTCGGAGGACAGGCCAAATACAACAAGCTAACCAGTTACTGGATCGATGAGATTAACCTGCGGCGAACCACTGCCGCTTAATGTACCATAGTGATGGGCAATCCTTATTTTGGCTTGTCCATTGCTGTGGAACATTAAGGAGGAATAATGGCATTAGGTTTTGATTCTAAGAAAGCATTGCAATATGGCATCGACAGCCAGACTGATTTTTACTTAGGAAATCTCACTGGCCATAGAGTACATGGTAAGATTGAGCTAGGAAGAATGCCAAAGAGTCATGCTAAGGGAATAGAACGAGCAGTCTATGTTGTTTATAGTTGTGGAACACCAATAGCATGGGCTCTCGATGACAAAACGTGGTTCATTCCACGAGTTGACTTTAGCGTTACGACATCGCACCATCAAGCTATGGTGCGAGTGGCCGTGGACAACCCTGGGTATTACTCATGAACGTACAGCCTACTAGCGCACCATTGGTCCCTGTTTTTGAGGGTATGACGCGCAGTGAACTTACTGGTATGATTTGCGTGATCACCCTTGTGTTGATCGTTGCATTGGCATTCGCCTGCACTAGGCGAAACGGGAATTAGGATGTAGGGTTTAACTATGGACGAAAACCGAGATTGGGCAATTAAGATAAAAACGACAATCACGACAATCCGGACAATTGGCAGCAGATCCTACCCTGAGATGAGTCCTGCACAGGCGCACTCGTTCGAGCAGAACCTAAGCAAAGCATGCAAAATTGAGAACTTCATGGAAGAACTACCCTATATTGCAGAAGATGAGATAGAACTTATTGAAGAAGTAGAAATCATCACAAAATCTACCGAGTAATACGCTCGGAAGGGACTCCCGCTGGTGAGCGAGGCTTAATCGCAGACTTAGAGTCACGGTTTTGTCGCGGTGCGTTCGATTCGCGCTTGGGAGGCGTGGAAAATAAAATATTGAAGCCAGAGGATTTTTCTGTCGAAGAATGTGTTACACATTATTTCGAGAAAGATGGCCGATGGTTTTGGTATTGCCTCACAGAACACACGGGTTCGGGCAAGCGTAGAGAGCATCTACGTGGCCACAGACTCGAAGGTGATGTGAAGGTGGCAATCAAATACCACACCAAGGCTAAACGCAATAACAGACAGGGCCGGGCCTGGCTTGGTTTTACAAAGCCCTGATGACTACTAATGACCTTGAATTTTTCACTAGGTTGTGGTCGGTAAGGTTCCCCACGCCAGATGACACAGATCATGAAGATTTGATGGCGCGAGTTCAATCGGACAACTACCTGTGGACATACATGGTCAAATTGCAAAAAGGTGAAACGTGAAGGTAGAAAGAACGGCATACGTCCTTAACAAGGGCTCGCGTACGGAATTCCCTAAGGGAGGACTGTTCGCGGTCGGCAAGGCAACTGCTCACCAGCACGCAGACGGCCAAAATTTTAGTTTGCGCGCTGGTAAGATGGGCATAGCTTTGCAGCGGGCGATAGACAATTTCAGAGAAGAATTCGGACGTGATCCGGATTTCGACAAAGTACTATTCAGAGGAGGTTTCACCTCTTTTGAATGTATTGTAGAAATATGTGAAGCAAAGTGATAATGGATGACTTTTACGACAGACTAATCAAGGCAATTATCATATTTCTCATTTGGATGCTGGCTGCCATAATAGTTATGGTGGGCACATTCCTCGTAATGCAAGGGACAGTACATGGAAGACATGGTAATCAAGCTTTCACCCTACGATGTGGCCATGCTGTTTGGTGTTCTGATACTGGCACGCAGGCATGGAGACACCCAGACCTACGATTGGGCCGGAGATTTCCGGGATCGTCTGGTTATGCCGCCCGTTAAGAATGACAGCATGGACCCAGGAGATACTAAAGCAGAAAAGGCCAAGGAAGAGTGAAAATCAAGAATATTGCAGGATTTAGAATATGCATGCTCGGTGCAAGCATCTTTAGCTGCGGATTCGCGCTTCCCATCACCCTTCCAGTATGGATCATCGGAGAATGGATAAACGTAAGATCCAAAGAGAACGCCTGATCAATACGGTCCACAAGAACAAGCTAAAAAATCTTGAGATTGTGGGTCGTATTCATTTGGCGAACGAATGAAAATCGGCTATAGTAGAGATATAAGCAAGCAACCTTAATTGGAGGAAAAAATCATGGGCGGCATGTTTGATGACCTGATGACCGATTCGGCAACGGACGCGGAGAAGGTCGAGACTGCACCTGACACAAACGAATCGGACTCTAGCACGGACGTAGCAACTTCTGATAAGGCCGAGGAAGTCAAGCCAGTTGAGCCTCGCAAGACGCTTACGGTTGAGGGCTTGGACAAACTGCCTACGGGCTTCGTCGATGTCAAGGGTTTTGCTTGGTCATTGACTCAGCGTAATCTTGAGTCAGCTATCAAGGAGGGGCGCACGCCCGGCCCAGATGACATGGTTGACACCCAGGCTGTCTACGCCGCTACGCGCGGCAAGCGCTGGTCACTTCCCTCCCTGGAGGCAGTGACCGCCGAGGGCACCAAGCTTGGCGTCGTCATCCCGCTCAATGAGGGCCTCGCGGCCTGGGACGAGCGGCCGGAGCGCGGCACTGGTGGCGGAGTCTCGATGACTCCGGCGCGACGTGAAACCCGTATTTTGCGGGCTGGCAAGTTCAAGGCGCAATTGGCCAAGATGCAGAAGCGCTATGACCGAATCACTGAATTGCTCAATGAGGTTGGCGCCACGTGGGATGACGCGGACGCGGCTTACAACGAGTGGCTAGAGACTGAGGACGGAAAGAAAGAGATTGCCGACGCTGCGAAGAACGACAAGAACGGCAACGACGAGTAAGCTCTAGATGAAAGGGGGAGGCAACTCCCCCTCTTGTCTAGTACTTATTGGTTAACAGTAAGGACAAATATGGAAATATCTATTAATGAAGTAGTCTACGACGAAAGTATTTATCCAAGATCATCTTGGTCGGATGAAGTTGTTGAACAATACAAAGAAGCAATTGAGTCCGGCAAGATACTTCCAAACATTATTCTAGAAACAGCAACAAATCGTCTGATTGATGGCATGCACAGATGGAAAGCCAGGCAACAACTCAATCAAGAGACGATAGAAGTTGAGTACCGGGATATTCCCAAGGGAATTCCCGCTAAGCTTTACTCGGCCAGTCTAAATTCCGAACATGGTCATCAATTTTCGAAAGCAGAATTGAAAAATCTTGTCCGTGATATAGTGGCTAAAGATCCGGAATTCAATCTCAATACTATCTCAAAAATGATCGCTCGATCTGAGCGTACCCTGGAAAGATGGGTATCCGATCTTATTGAAGATCGGAAAAAGCGTGAAGAACGTGAGCGTAGACAAAGACAAATAAAAGTACACATTATGACAGAAGCTAGTCTAAGTAATCGAGAAATAGCAAGAAAACTTGGTGTAGCGCTGGGTACAGTGTTCAGCGACCGACAAGTGTCGGAGGCTGAACACAACGACGATCTATATTCCGAGGCAGAGCTTTGGCACGCTGCTGGCGAGTTAAGAGACATTGTTGACAATGTTGGCGATGTCGTTGAGCGTATCTTGACTAAACGGCTTCCTCCAATGAAGATCGTACTATCTGCTGCTTTTGCCAAGTGGAGACTCAGCGGCAAGAAGATAATAGAAATTGTTGAGAAATACCGACACGTTACAGATGAAGAGTCGCTTAGAACACAAATGGCAGATAATATACTAAAAACAATAAAGATACTGGAAGCCACTGCTGAATTGCTTAGAGATCCATCTATTAGTACCATTACGGATCAAGACGTCGAAGACTTTTTTAAGGAAAATCATGAATGATCAGGATACTAAGAGCCTAAATGATTTGATGGATATGATTTGGCGCTCTCAACAACGTGATGGTGCAGGAAAACTATCCTACTGGAGAATAATGCACGAGTTGAAAGTGACTCGAAGAAAACTGGATGATTTGATGACTCTGGCAGCCATTAAATTTCCCAGCAGATATTCTGGGTTGTTTCCAGTAACTCCAGGAGATAGCTTTGTTCATGTAACCAGCGATCCTGATGAAATTGTCCTTGACGTGGCACCAAGACTTCTAACTGGAAACACAAAGTATGCTAGAGCTAACGCAGGAATGTCTGTTGCCATTGAAAGTGTTGGTGGACGTAGTCAGTATCTTGACTTGATGACAATGGTTAGAGAAGCACACAATAATATGAAAACAAAAAGTGACAGAATAAAAGAGGCTGAGCGGACAGCAGAAAGAAATATTCGACAAAGAAATATTCGACAGAGAATTAAGTTTTAGTAAGGTTGTACATGGCAGAGGAAAATCCTCTGCCGTCTAGAGCTTTACTAAGCTCAATAAGCGAGATGGACCGGCTGACTCCCGGATAAGGCCGTCTAGTCAACGGCTCAAAGGTCCTGTAGGCATAGGGTGTCTTATGGATCGCCATCTACTAAAGTTAAATGAATAAAGGGACTGTCGAAGGAATTTTGAGGATGTTATGTTGTAGAGTCAACCCTGAAAGACCGCATTAAGTAATTAAGTTAGCAAGCGGGAGACGGTGAGACAACAGTGACTGCAATTCCTCAAAAGACCGCTGGGTGATCCCAACATTAAATCAAAAATAGTATGGTCGGTATTATGAATAAGTGTAAAAAGACAGGAAAAAGTAAGCTGTCCAGACAGACAGCTACAAAGGCAATGATGAAGAACCCTAATCTTACCATAGTTTACCATTGTAAGTATTGTCATTGGCACCATGTCTCAGGAAAGTTACAATGGTGGCTTAAATGATCGTGAAACATGAGGAATTGCAGAGCCTAGACGCTAATGGTCGTCCATGTGAAGTATGTGGAAATCAGATGCGCGGTCACAAATGGGTAGATATGGACAGAGCAGGATTTGTGACAGATTGCAGTGAGATCCAGGATGGAAAACCCGAGTAGAAACGGACAAAATGCATACTTTCGATTATGACGACCCAGAAAAGGGTGAGATCTTCGTACATCACAATGGAGACTTCTCTGGTGATGTAATCATTAATATTGACAGCAAGGCAGTGAACAAGTATGAACTTGAATCCAATAGGGTAGAAGTTCACCTTCCGTTCGAGCTGCTGCAAGATCTCGTCATGTCCAAGATCCGATCGGATATGATCCAAAATTTAGAACAAATGAGTAGCAATGAGCTACTCGAAGCGCTATCATCTCTATAGATTGGTCGGGCGTGGACCATGTAAAAACGCAACAGACTAAGGGGCTGACCAGCCCCTTTTTGTTTGGAGGAAGTGAAAATGGACAAGGGCAAGGAATGGTTTGCCGCCGAAGCACTGATGTTGCGGAACCTGGCAACCATGATTGACGGGTTCGACGGCTTTAAGTTCTACACCGACCACCAAGTGACAGAATGCCCAGCCTGCGCGCGTGCCACAGTGCATAGCTTTTTGGATCCGAATTTTTTGAAGTCTGATGAAGACATTCAGAAATTCACGGAGAAGTTGTGCCCTCAGATGGCGCAGGCATTGGAACGGATCGTAAAGGCAGAAGAAGTCGCAAACACAGTAAAGCAAGCAGTCACAAGAATCGAGAAGAAGATCGCAAGCGAGATGAATTAAGGAATAACGTTGACAAAAAACCCAGAAGTTCGTCCGGGTGATGCTGTCGGGCTACTTATCGTAGTTGCTGTTGTCATTGGCGGTTTGTTCTTCACAGTCAAAGGGTGTAATTCAAAGGCCTGTGACACATGTCCACCAAGTCCAACAGTATCAACCCAGTAATGTTAGGTTCATTAATTGCACCTCAATGAGGTGCAATTAATAAATTTAATATAGGAGGACAAATGCACTACACGCAATACCTGTTGGACGAGCTAGTAAGTGAAGGATTTGCCGTCTGTGTGGTCGATGAGGAAACTGGATATAGTTACTACATGGCAGGCAAAGGTTACCTAATTGAGAATTTTATGTATCAAGAGGCCATCGCCAGCGTTGAACTGGATAGGGATGGGACGTTCTCGATTGGATAGAAATTGAAAATTGTTATTCTGTTGGCCATTGCCATATTGTTGGGTGGGGCCAAATGTGAAAAAGGCACACCTGAACCATCACCTTCCTGTTGCTATTTGCAACCGGGCAAACAACCTGCACCAACCTCGGAGCAAAAGTGAAAAAGGATGAATTGGACCTGATCCCTTATCGGCCACTCCCACCTAGTCCTATGTTGGAGGGCAAAGCTATCGGGGGACCTAGGGATGGGATAAAGCTGTCTGCATCTGCCAGCTGGAATGGCATTGTCATGCAATCATCAAGTAGGATGTATAATGGATTATATAAATGGAATGGACAAACCTGGGTCTGGGAAGATCAATCAATTGATGGTAACGGATTATCTCGTGGAGCAGGCCCAGCTCATCACAAACGACGTAAAGGCTCTGTCCTATTTAATTAATACTGGGAATGCTCAATCCGGAGCAGTACTGGATGCCATTCTCAGATCGGAAAATGACAAAGCTTCTGAGCTACTAGACAGTTTCACTGTCCAGCAACTTACAGACTTACGTAGGGCAGCCACGAATTTGGCAATGATGTGTAACAGAAAGTTGGTAGTCGAGTAGGTTTCATTGGGCGCACACAATGTGTGCGTTCACTAAAGCTTATTGTGGAGGAGAATCATGTCCTGGAAGATGCTATTGCATAAGTTAGTCTATCGGCACAGAGAATTGTATAAGCCTGGAGTAGGTAGCATCACCATATGTTCGAGCAGATTCCACGATCGCAATACCATTAACATGTCGGTATCTTTGGATGAGCTTTATGATACTACCTATGTCATTCCTAACATTAAAGTTGAAGAAGCCGAAAAAGTATTAGATGCCAGTACCGAAAATGAATTAGCAGGAGTCTTGGTAAGCATGATTAGTTGGCGTCGTAATGCGCCAGAGAAGTACCAAGTAAAGCTATTGACTGGAGATTATCTTGGACTGGAGAAAGGTAGCTCAGGACTTACTTAACAAGGCAAGTCACAGAAACACCACCAAAGCAGAGGCAGACGCATACCAAGAAAAGGCTATGTATATCATGGCCAAGTTTGGTATTGATGAAGCCATGCTTAGACAGAAAGAGCACTCTACAGAAAAGCCTAAGTTCAGACTGTTCAAGAAGTTTCGTCCTTACAGCAACATTAAATTAATGTTGCTGACCAGTGTAGCCAACATACTTGGTGGTAGGGTAGTCGAATCAGGCCTAGATTGGTATGTGTTCGCCTATGAACAGGACTTGGAGCGTATTCAGTTCCTTTACTTCAGTTTGTTGGCTCAAATGCATATCGAATCAGCCGAGGTCAAAGTTCCACAGGCCATGAGTAAGCGAGCATATACCGATTCATGGCTTAAGGGATTCGTGTTCGGCGTGGCCAGTCGACTGGACACAGCCTACAGGAGAGCAACCGGTAACGGACAAGAACTAGTACTCATGCGTGATGCCCAAATCGAGCAGGCCATGCACGACAAATTTAATAATATTAAAAAGAACTCTAGTCATATAAAGCCAAGTGATTATGGGGCTTTCGGTTCTGGTGCCGCCTCGGGCCTGCGCGCGGACATCGGACAAGATCGACTAGGTAAAACCGCAGCTAGCAAGCCACTTGGCAATTAGCCTTGACAGGGCCGTCAAGGGCCTGTAGCTTTGGTGGAGCGCAAGGCACCCACCTCGCTTGAGGTAAAAAGGTCGGAATTGGACTAGAACGTAGCTGTTGGAACCGGGCCTCCCCAAGATCACCCATCCTCCTTTTACGTTCGAGCGGTTACCACAGGGTCCTTATACTGGTAGGGGTTAGGCCAGTACAAATTAAACAGTGAATCGTAGGGGAGTAGAGCAGCTCGGTTGTGCTCGCTAGCCTCATAAGCTAGAGGTCACGGGTTCAAATCCCGTCTCCCCAACTAGTGATCGGATGTATGGTGATTAGGGAGATCCTAATACAAACTTGTCAGATGCTCTAGTTCACGAAACAAAGTGACGATCACGTAAAAATTGGGGGTAATGGGACTATGATATTCGAAGGGCGCGCAAAACGGTATCTCGGTACCCATTCGGATTTGGTCAGGTTCAATTCCTGACACCCCCACTAGAAGGTAAGTCGTATGATCTGTGGGGAGAGCCCACGGTATTCACGCCGCGTGAAGCATGAAACAAAGACTTGCCTTCATTAATTTTGTGTACTTTGAGAATTTCACAGTGGAGCTGATGAAATTCAGTGACAGACTGAATTGGGTATCGGTTATCATATTGGAATGATCGCACCCGATCCCTTACTAACTTGTTTGTCACTTTCACTTGGCAGTGTGGTAGGGGCCTCCTTTATTGGAAATGCTGCACTGCCAAGCATGGTGGTTATGGTGTACCGGCGTGCACGACGGGATGTGACCCCGTAAGTCTGGGTTCGACCCCCAGTAATCACCCGAAATTGTCTGACTGAAATGGAATTGATTATCGCCGCTAGATCAGGGCCTTGGGAATAGGCAAAGATTCCAGTCTGCGAAAGTAGATGCCCACCTTCGATTCCTTCAACTTGTTGGACAATTCAAAACATGGGTAGGTGGTTCGCGGGTGAAATTCCCGACCTGTTTGGTAGTGTCATAGTCTGACGGCTTAGGAAGGGCACGTGACCGATAATTGTAAGTCCGTCTAAGCTACATAAGCAGAGGGTGGTTCGACTCCCCCTGTACCCTCGTATTGGCTTCCTATCCAATGCGATTGCTGCCTGACTGATTTGAGATTGGTTATCGAATGAGGATCGAGAGGTCGCAGGTTCGAATCCTGTCATGTCGCTAGCCGACATGTAGCTTAGTGGCTAGAGCGCTAAAACACCGATTTCTAACAACTTGTTAGGCAGCTCAAATGAGGAATAGATGAATAATTGGTTCATTTCTATAACCCTTGACCAGTCTCTAGACACGGCCAAAGTTCAAGCAGAAGCATTCGAGAAACTAGACTGTTCCTCAATTTACCAGCACGAAGGCGTAACCGAAATACGTTGGTTTGTGGAGAACAGACATGACGCATTCGTAGCAGTTACTGATTGCGTATTGAGACTCAACACGATCTTCTCCAAAGGTTGGTTTGCTGAGGCAAACATCACCCACATAGTGGCGATGACAGAAGCGAAGCGAATAGAAGAACTTATGGCTCAAGAAGAAATCGACAAGTTCCTAGATGACCCATCAACTGGAGCCAAAAGGGAACGTCCAGTAAGATAAAGACTTATGTGTCAGACTGAAGATAATTGCTTATCTCACTACCAAAGTAATTTAGTGAAAAGAAACTTGGCTCGCAGCTAGGTTAACAGCGATTGTTGATTACTTGTTTGACACTAAAACCTCCGTAACCCTATTTTTGTCCATCGCTACCTCCAATCTCGTAAGATAAATTGGGGTTACGGAGCCAAACGTGTAATGTTGGACTGAAGATTATCGGTTATCATCAGCCGATCCAAATATCCGATACTCGCTCCTTGTTCGACATTCAAATACTTCACCTTACTCTCTCGGGGTGGAGAATGGTAAAAAGTCCTCGTGTCGCGTGGACCGTGTGTGTTTGGGACTGATGGGAGGTCTTGGCGGGCCTCCCATCACATCTGGGTATAGCCTAACTTGGTAAGGCACCTGCTTTGGGAGCAGGAGATTCCGTGTTCGAATCACGGTATCCAGACGGTGTGTGTAGATTTTTGACAGAGAGTGATCCCTAGCATCACTAGCCACTGTTATTACAGTCTATTAACACAGGTCAAGTAACTCAATAGTCATTGACGCTAGGCTGTCCGATGTGCGAGCGAACGAACCAGGCGGGAGAAATTCCGGATAAAGTATCCCGCCTCCAATAAGCTCCTAGTATGTAATAGGTATCCGGTGCGTGCGATCACGCCTATTACATACTAGGGTAAAAATAGAAAGGAGAAAGACATGAACCTACTCTAGCCGGGAAAACCGGCCAAAGGAGGTTCTCATGTCTAAGACAGACAAAACCCGACCATGGTGGGTACAAGAAAAAGATCCACTCAACCAAAGGTTCCGTATGGTCGGAATTATTCATAAAGCCTTCAATCCTGAAACAGGAGAATATGAGCTTTATGAATGGTTTTGGAAGCCAATGTTTGCTAAGCATCAATGCTGGTGCTGTAGTCAAAAACATGCCTTCTTCTTTGAAGACGGACGTGGGCGGGTTCAATGGCGTCATGAACGGCAGAAATTGCTGAAGGAATGGCGTTGGGACCAAGAAGGAACAGAATTTTATGATCATTGGTCAACTGATGATTCGGCCGAATACGAGAATAATGAAGGTCTAAGATTTGTTGACTTTTATGGAACTTACAAGTCCGAATCATAGCGAGGGCACGTGAAGAAAAATTTAATATTAACTTGTCTGCTACTATCTTTAGTTGCATGCGATAAAACCAAGAGTAATCCTAAACCCACTCCTACGGTTGTTCAAAATGTTAAAGCTGACGCTCCTTGTTCAGTGCCAGGAAGAAAAGGCGTAACATCTACCGGCACTCCAATGATTTGCGTGAAGCGTCCGGGAGATGACCTGCATAGATGGCGAGCAGAACTAAGCCCTCAACCCGAATGAACTTGGACTAATGGAAACTTTTAATGAATTCTTCCCTTTACTTGAGTGGTTTTCACAAAACCCACTACTTTGTGTGGCTATAATATTGCTAGTAGGAGTCGTTCTAGGAATGAAATATAAATAGCTCCCTGCCATCGGTCGGTTGGGGAAAAAGGGAATCCAGATGTAAGGTCTGGTAGAGGTGGCTAAGCTAGAAGCAGCGGAAATCCGTAAAATCGAGCCGACTGACGTTCCCTACATTGGTCTATAGCACAATTGGCAGTGCAGCAAATTGTTAATTTGCGGGTTACAGGTTCGAGTCCTGTTAGGCCAGCGCTTCTCTCGTGGGTTTGCTTTGCTCGCCGTTGAGCGGATTTCTTGAGAGAAACAAATGGGCAGTCTACCGACTGATGACATGTCTGGTACCGTACATGGCCCAAAACGGTACACTTATTGGGGAAATAGCTCAACGGCAGAGCGACCGACGCCTTGTTACGGAGGGAATCGGCATATTCAGGTTCAATTCCTGATTTCCCCTCGATGTTGGACTGGACATATTATTGTTATCATTCAACTACTAATTGAAAGATCCAGGTTCGACTCCTGGCTGGCCCACTCATGGGCCAGTGGTGTAATGGATAACACAAAACTACCCGATAATAGCCCACTTGTTCGACATCACTATATCCCTTTAGATTAGTGGAGAAATCGGACATGGATGCCTGGTTCATTTGGACCATCATCTTCTTAGTTATTGCTTCCCTCATTTATGTCGCTTCCTTCTTTGTCATAAAAGAGAAGACAATAAGAACGCCCGGCATGCGATATAACGATGAACCAAATATGGAAAAGATTCCAGTCAGAAGTAAATTCAGGCAGATTATTCTAGCTCCTTTGGGACTAGCTCTAATTACGTTTATTATTTCGTGTTGGGTCATTGTGGGTACCAATCAGGTGGGTATTTTCACCTCGATGGGCGCTCCCTACACTGCCACGGACAATGGCTTTGAAATGAAGCGGCCGTGGGCAAAGAAGATTGAGTTTGACGGTTCCCGTCAATTCTTGAGATTCTGTGGTGACGGAAACAAAGACACTGACCTAGACAAGAAAGTCTATCCTGGAGTTTCTACCAAGATAGACGGCAATGCTAAAGCAACTCTTTGTGGAACTATCGTCTGGCAAATGAAGGCGACCACGCCGGAAGAGAAGAAAGAAGCCATCGAACTGTTCAGGCAGTACAAGGCATTCGAGAGAGTTTCGACTAACCTTGTGTATCCTGGCCTCAAGGTGGCCATTGGCAATGCGTTGTCAACGCTTAATCCGCTAGTGACTGAGAAGAACATGTCAGTTGCGGACATTAACAGAAGTATTCTGGAGGCATTGAAAGGACAGATTTCTGGAACTCTTCAGATACTGTCAGCTGATATTGCTCCTCCTGATTACGATACCGATACGGATGCAGCTATTGCAGCCGATCTAGCACAAAAAGCTAAGACTTCTCTTGAGAAGGAGAAGAAGCTAACGAATGAAGCAGCGGCAGCAGCTAATGCCGCGATCAATAACTCGATTCAAGATCCAAAGATTCTAGTCAACAAGTGCTTGGACATCGCCAAGGAATTGGGTTACAACCCAGGTCTTTGTATGATGTCTGGTAATGGTGTCCTTCTTGATGGAAGTGCACTGAACAAGAAACCATAAGCTTCCTGTCCTGGGAAGAAAAAAGGTCGAGGTGAATTGGGAATGGCTGCGCCGGGAACCGTCAATCGGCGATCCGTAGTGAGGTTCGAATCCTCACCACCTCACGTAACGTTCGAAGCGATTACACAATAAGGTGAGAAGCTTCCTAGGAAGCTTTTGACCAAATTCGCAAAAATAAAATTGAGTATTGGGTATAAACTTCCTGCTGTTGAGGGCCGGGAAGGGTGGAAAACGGCAGCTAGCTGCCTGGTCGAGGAGATGTTTTGCGGCATCATGGTTAAAGGGTCTCGTAAGCCTGAGGGGGTTCGAATCCCCCATCCTCACGCTCGATTTATAGCTGTCGGCTAGTTATAATATAAGGGTACCTAAAGTGCTCCTGCCAAGAATATGGAGCTGTTGGGCGTAAAAGCGCCAGGATGTCTCGCTTGACTGCGCAGTTACGAGACGGTGTGGAAGCAGTAGGTTCGACTCCTACCCTGGCGGCGACCCGTTTTGGCAGTTTGTCGGATAGTGAATGTCCAATAAGATTCTGTTCTCATTCCTTATAATGGGAAGACCGCTCAGATGTCGAACTTGGTGACTATAATCAAACTGCCCACTCCGCGCTCACGGAGTGGTAATACTCCGAAAATCCTATTATGGGAATTCGGTTGTGTGACAGGCCGCTGGAAGATAATGGAGCCGGTTCTCACCCAGCTCCATTATCTAAATCTTGTTGCTAATAAGCGACTGAGAGGTTAAGCAAGTGTCAAGCTACCTTAAGAAGCATGTAGAAACGAAGACTCCACAGACGGAACAAGAGAGTCCTCTCCAGGTTCCTAACTCTGCTGGAGGTTTCTCCTTTTCTGTAACTCCTATCGATCGACTGATGCGCTTCCTTATTCTCGGTTCCGAGGGTGGAACGTACTATGTTGGTGAGAAGGATTTGACTAAGGAGAATCTGGACAACCTGAAAGAGCTTACCCAAAGCAACCCATTCACAGTTATTCACAAAGCTGCTTTGGTTTCCGATGAAGGACGTGCCTACCGCAACGACGCCGCCATTTTCGTTCTGGCTTATGTCATGACCTTTGGTGACGACAAAGCTAAGGCTTATGCACGTGGACATGTGAATGTCATCGTACGTACGGCCACCCATCTGTTCCAGTATGAGTCTTTCCTTAAGGCTCTTGCTCCTGGTTCTGGCTTGGGAACGTCAAGAAACAAGTCGATTGCCGATTGGTATGGCAACAAGACTCCTGAGCAGATTGCTTATCAGGCAGTAAAGTACCGTAATCGTTATGGATGGACCCACAAGGACAGTCTTCGTCAGTCAAGGCCGAAGTTTCACACGGACCTTTACGACGACGTAGCTAAGTGGATTCTTGGCAAGTACACAGGAAGACTAACTGAGCTACCGACAGTTATCCAGGCTTTTGAGGAAGTACAAAAAGCCGATAATGTTGAGAATGTTCTTGCTATCATGGAAGGGACCAACCTTCCTTGGGAGTCATTGCCAACTCATTTCCACAAAGAGCCAAAGGTATGGAAGAAACTTTTCTATACTGGTCAGCTTAAAGGACAGGCTCTAGTGCGAAACATCATTAGGCTTGCTCGCATGAGCGCGTTTGATGATCTGGTTTTCGCTCGGGATTATGCCGATAAGCTTGTCGATGAGGAAATGATTAAGTGGACGCGTTTGCATCCGCTTAATTTCCTTAATGCGCTTGTGGTTCATACTGAGGGTCAGATCCAACGTAAAAGTTGGAGCTTCATGGGTTATAGAAACAAGGATTGGATATCTGTTCCGGTTATTGTTGATGCTTTGAATGCAGGTGTTCATCTGTCTTTCAAGCATGTGGAGCCGACTGGCAAGCGCACGCTACTTGCCGTGGACGTTTCCGGTTCCATGTCGGGATCTATAGGCATGGGACTTGATTTGACGGCAGCTCAAATCTCAGGTGTCATGGCAGCTACCATTGCCAAGACTGAGCCGTACTACCAGATCATGGGATTCTCACATCAATTCCGTGATTTGGGTATTTCGGCTGACATGAGTTTGACTAGCGTCATGAAGAAAGTGCAAGATAATAACTTCGGATCGACTAACTGCTCCATGCCTATGATATGGGCAATGGATGGACGTACTTCGAATATGTCATGGAGTCGTCCGGAAAGACATGCAGTAAAAGAGTTTGATACCTTCGTGGTCTTGACCGACAGTGAGACCTACGCTAGTCCTGTTCATCCTCATGTTGCCTTGCAAGACTACCGGAAAAAGACTGGTATTCCTGCCAAGCTTATCGTAGTGGGTACTACTTCAACGGGCTTTACCATTGCCGACCCTAACGACTCTGGTATGTTAGATTGCGTCGGGGCAGATGCCAATTTGCCTAGGCTGATTGCAGAATTCAGTAAGGGTTACATCTAAACTTTATTGAGAGTGCGGTGGAGTCGGAGAGGTCCTCACCACACTGCAAGGTGGAATAGGAAATAGAAGTCGGAGGAGAACTCCGGATCGGCGAGATTACTGTCCGGCCAGGGTGAACATCCTATTCCACCCCAAATGAAAGGTAAGAAATGAAGAAGCAAACCCTAATAGGAATTGGAGCGCTGGTATTCATTGGTGCTGGAAGTTATACAGTAAGCTATTCGCTTGCCGGAAATGAGAATAACCCAGCTCCACAAGCTACCATAGAAACCAGCGTAACCAATTCGACCAATACGATGCCAAGTCCAAGTAAGTCCAGCCAGAAAAGCGGCCCAACAGTAAAAGTTAACTTGGACCCCACTCCTGATCCTACTTCTGCATCAAGTCCCACGCCTAGGCCATCAAATGCGGGTGGAAACACTGGCAGCAGTGGACCGACACGTGGTCCAGTATCACCTAGACCAGAATCTCCTAGTCCCGTAGGACCATACCCCAAACCCAGCATAATCAGATTGCCATGAGACAAGAAGACCGCAACAGACTAAACTGTCCTCGTAGTGTCTATGGACGACACAACGATCCAGACAAGTATGGCATATGTAGTTGGTGTGGTCGGAAAATATCTTATTCGTTACCGAAACCTCATGTCTTTGGTCCATCGGACCTAACATCATATTATGCATATTTTTATGATGATGACTGGGGTTCCGAATAAATGGCCCTGACCCTGTATCTCAGTTGGAAGAGAAGCGAACTCATAATTCGTCGGTCGTAGGTTCAAGTCCTACCAGGGTCACGTAAATACAATAAGAAGGGAATTTCCATGCAGCCTGATTTGGGTCCTAAGCTTTGGCCCGCTGACTTCGAACCAATTGAAGAGCCAACGGTGACCAATGTAGTGGGTGACCAAGGTGCAGTTGTTGAAGAAGAAGTAGATGAGGAAGAGGACTGGGAGGACGAAGAGGAAGAAGACGAAGACTGGTACGACGAAGACGAAGAGGATGAGGACGACGACGAAAGCCCCGAAGACGGCATATAAAATCGGTAAATAAACTTGATGGTCTAGGACTAGGTGAGAACGCAAAAGGGGAGAGTCCAATTAACTAGCCTTGCGTCGCCATTAATTGCCCTCATATCTCAATGGATAGAGAGTCGGACTTCTAATTCGAATGTTGTAGGTTCGAATCCTACTGAGGGTACGTGACACGTCTAAAACTATTTTTCAATAAAAGATATCCGTATTACAGACTTTGTTTAAATAAATGGTATTGTTTTCGTGTACAAACTTATTATCAGGGATGCTATAAGCATCAAGTTAGTCCAAAACACAGAAAGTAGTAAGCATGTCCCCGAAGCATTAAGGTGATGCTCTGGACTTTTAATCCGGAGAACACGGATCAATACCGTGCGGGGACACATGGAACCAGTTTGGTTAGCTGTTATTGTTGCTGTTGGTGCGTTACTCACCACAGTGTTGACGACTAGTCTTAATGCCTGGCAAATTCGTAAGGGCAAAGAGCAGGACTATGAGCGTCAAGATGCTGTAGCTGATCAATTGGAAAAACGTCAAGATGCTATCCAGAAGCAAGCAGCCGAAGCTGCCCGGTTGCTGGAAGAGCGTCAAGACGCAATTCAAAAGAAGGCCGAGGAAGCAGCCCGACTCCTGATTGCTTCCAATAAGTTAGTAGCTGAACAAACACGCGAAGCATCTAATTTTACCAATGGTAAGCTGGCTCAAATTCATGAGCTTGTGAATTCAAATTTGACTTCACAAATGGAAGAATCACATGCAGCACTTACTCAGCAATTAGTGTTAATGCGCGAGATAATTCAGCTACACAAAGAATCTGGACGGTCAGTGTCTGATAAAGCGAATGAAGCAATCAGAGTTATTGAAAGCAGAATTGATCAACTAGGTTCTAAGCTATATGGTCGAGCCAAGGCAACACAGATTGCGGACTCGAAGTTAGAAGTGGGATCATGACTGATGAAGAGAAAACAATAATCGTCGATGTTCTTTGCGGTCAAGCTCTGGCTGATCATCTAGGTGATGTAAGAGACGCCGAGCGTCAACTTTGGGGACTTATTGGAGTCACGGAAATATGCACAGAAAATGACTCAGCATGGGAAAATACTGAAGCAACATTGAAACAGCACAAGATTGCAGTACCATCATATCTCAACAGTTAGTAGGTCTAATTGGCACAAGAAACTAAAAAGGTCAGTCCTTCACTTGTTGTCCTAGGAATTGCCCTAGCATTAATTGTTATAGTTACGTTGACTTCACGACCAAATGATGACGGTTGCAATACTGATGACGACACTGTCTGTTTGGAAATGTCTGTAGTATTCGACCCACCAAAAAGAGATGAAGTTGTTCGTATCTGGGTCGATCTCAATAAAATAAGACTTAACACTTGGGAACAAACGAGTTCGCCTTGGTTTTTCAATCTAGAAGTAAAACGAGGAACTAAGGTGAGGCTGGCTGCTAACCAATTGGACACAAAGCCAATAGGCGTTCTTGATTGTATGATTAAGGCTGGAATGGACCAACCTATTCGTAATTATAGAACTGGCAATGGAGAAGTTGGCTGCGATTACCCTAGATATTAGGACATATCATCATTTAAGGAACATTTGTCTCAACCGTCCCGAGTGTGATACGATCTACATAAGACTTGATCGGGCGCCTTGATGGTACCGGCCATCCCCGATCTAGAATATTGGCCCTTGCTTAGCGCCGGATTCATGGTGGGAATTCCTAGATCACAGGCTCTAGCCACTATGAAGCTACTCAAGGGCCATTTCTAAAGGAGCAATAATGTTCAAATACGAGTGGGTGACTACTTTCCTCATTGGAGTACTTGTTCTTGTTGCAGCCATAGGTTTGATTTTCTATTAACCCCCAGGTAATCCAACTGGCAGAGATCACTCATTTAAAGTGAGATAATGTGTGGGTTCGAATCCCACTCTGGGGACTGGAAGGGTACGGCACTCCTGATGGAAATATCTGGTTCATACGCCCACAGGCGCACGTACCCTTCCTCTATATAATAGGAAGGAAATAAATTGCCTAAGTTCGAAGTCAACCTTGTCAAGCAATTAAACTTCAAAATTGAAGTTGAAGCAGAAAACGAGGACCGTGCGCTTGACGAAGCATATAGCCTCGCTCCTGAACTTTGTGCCCATTGCAGTGGATGGCGACAGGAGTGGAATATTGACGAAGATGAATGGAAACTAAGGGACGATGAGATAAAGACGATTGAGGACTAAGCGCACCATCCCCTAAATTTGAGGCAGTGCCATGAATGACAATAATTTGATCATCTTGGCCATATTCTCTTCCTTAGCAACATGTGGACTGCTGATCCCTGTTTGGGCAATCGTATGTATAATTTACTTTATTGTTAAAACACTCACTAAAAATAAACCGGAAGAGATTCAAATACAACCAGAAGTTATATTACCAGATAATTCATTCGCAGACGACTGGACATTTATAATAAAGGAAACGACATATGACAACGAAGATGAAGCTAGTCAAAGTCACACCAGATCTTGCTCATAAGTGGCTAGCTACAAATCACGACAATCGCCCAGTCAGAGAGTACTTGGTCAAATCATATGCCGAAGACATGGCCAGTGGCGATTGGGCCGACAACGGACAGACAATCAAGTTTGATGTAAACGACGAACTGATCGACGGTCAGCACAGACTGCTAGCAGTAATTCAGTCTAACTGCACCATCGAAATGTGGGTTGCGTACGGAGTACAGCGCAAAGCACGTACCACCGTTGATACTGGCGCCAAAATGACGTTCGCGAACCTTCTCACCATGAGAAAAGAAAAGAACGCTCCTATTTTGGCTTCCATCGTCAGGAAGGTTTATATCTGGCGTAAGGGACTTCAGCTTGGCAAGGTTGAAGTTGCCAGTAATGCCATGTTGGACAGGGTCTTGGAAGAGTATCCTTGGCTGCGTGATGTGGCCAGGGAGTCGTCAGGAATAGCCGGTACTACCAATCTTATGGCATCAGTCGTGGGATGGTGCTGGTTTACCTTCTTCCAAATCAATCCAGACGATTGCAAGGCGTTCTTCGAGAGGCTTTCTGATCAGCATAACTCAATTAAGGGCAATCCCATTGATGCTCTTAAGCGTAAGCTGAATAAGTTGGCTCAGAACGATCACGAACGTCGCTCGGACGTGTGGATGGCTGCGGTAACGGTCAAGGCCTGGAATAAGTTTCGTGATGGAGAATCATGGCAAGTCGTTGATTTTCAGCCAGGTGGCGTTACCAACGAGAAAATGCCGGTCGCTCACTGAAAACTCAAGATCATCAATGGAGCTGTGCCTTGACACATGTGTCAGCACCGCGCTAGACTTAGGCGTGGGGGAAACCTCACGCCTAAGTCAATTTATAGGCGTAACAGGGGGATAACAGTTGCTATGTATTTAGCAACGCAGAATTACCGACCGTTGATCTGTTCTTCGGCTCGCCTTGGGTTTTTTGTCCGATTTTCCCTATGGCTAGCAGCCGCGAATAAACCCCCTGTTACTTTTAATTTCTTTATTTAGGGAGTACAGATGACTTCCGAGCACTCATTGGAAGAAGTGTTATCAGATGAAAAAATTCCCTTGCCGGAAGTCATCAATCCAGCTGACTGGATGACTCCAAGGGAAGTAGCCGACCATTTTGGGGTAAAGTCTAAGACAATAAACCGATGGATTAATGAGAAGGATTACCTATCCGACGTTAGGTGCTTTAGAACCCTAGGCGGTCATCGCAGATTTTACCGGCCTGACGTTATTAAGGTTTCGGAAAACCATGAGAACAAGCAGAATGCCGCCTAGTTCGCAACACGATGAATTATTCGAAAGGCTAGGCAACGACGGAAAGTTATTGAAAGATACCATAAGTGATATGGTGGAGCGTAGACGAGTGCTCAAAGAGAAATATCGTGAAGACCTTGAGGATTACGATAGGGAAATGCTCACCTTTCTATGGCGTTGTCGGTCCTTACTTTCCACCGTCGCCATTGCTCGCATGATAGGCCTGTCTCGCCAAAGACTCTATGAGAAGTGGTCAAGATTTGGCTTTGAGGCGAACGAGGATAATAATCGATGAACCATTGGGTCTGGGACGACGATCCCGACGAATCACTGTGTGGCAAAGAAGTATCCTGGAGTACTTGGAATGAAGCTGAAGTCGACTGCCATAATTGCTTAAAGGTAGACGCATTCCTTAAGTTAGTGGAGAACTTCAATGCCACCTTTGATGTGAAAGATTCTCTCTATGCAGCCATCGGAATCTGGAACAAATGGACGGCTAAGGTATGAGCGACACAACTTTTGATGAAGCCAGACGTTGTCCTGAGTGCAAAGAACTTGGCCAACCAGCGGGGGTTAGGCCAATGGAATCGCGACGACAAGGACAACTTCACATTTTCAGATGTCAAAATGAACGGTGTAAGAAGTTCGAACGAGACTGGATAGTTCAAGTTCGACCAGACGGCACCATTCCTGAGCCTACATTGAATAGAGAAAAGAGCTTCCCCGAAGATCGGGGCGTTGCTCGTGGAAGAATTGAACGTGCGAGGCTTGCTATTGATAAATTGAATCAACAATCATTAGGATAAATTAATGGAACTGTTTGACTTTCAAGCCGAAACAGTAAACAAGCTGGAGCCTAAACCAAGCTGGAGCCTAAACGGGGATCTCTAATTGCCCACGTTTTTGGTCCCGATTCGGCATTGTATGGGTTAAAGTTTGATCTATTTATTGAAAAATATAACATACCAAACGAAAGAGATGCTTGTTGGCTATGGACTAGAGCCTTAGGTGGGTCGGCTCTTTATGGAACGTATGCATGGAGATACAGAGACGAACTTAATCGACCCAGAAAGAATCAGAAGCCATCCCATATAATTTCTCATCTTATATTCAAAGGTATAATACCGAAGGGACTGATCGTCGATCATATTTGTAGGGTTCACAGATGTGGAAATCCAAACCATTTGGAAGCAGTCACTCATGCCGAAAACGTAAGACGTGGTCTAAATGGTATACTTAAAACCCATTGCATAAATGGACATCCATATAACGAAGGTAACATTTATATAGATCCAACAAGAGGTTACAGAGAATGTAGAACGTGCAGATACTTGGCCGTGCTTAGCTACAGAAATAAAGGAGGTGGTGCCTAAATGTTGCTCTTTGATTTTCAACAAGAAACCGTAGATAGACTAGAAAGTAAGCGCGGTGCTCTTATTGCTCATGATATGGGCACAGGTTGAAGGAAAAACGGTTACAGCAATCGCCTTAGACAAACTAAGAAGATCAAGCTTCGATAACCCAGCAAAGACACTAATAATCTGTCCATTGTCGGTTATTGACACTTGGGTCAAACATCTTAGGGCTTGGGCTCCACACCTTAATGTAATTCATGTTAACAATAAAAACAGAAAACCATTCATGGAAGCCATGGATGCCACCTTCCGTAATGCCTACGATGTCGGCTACGATGTCTTTATCATGCATTATGCGGCCGTTCGGCTAGAGCCAGACGTAGGTAGGTATCCGTGGTTTCATATTATCTGTGACGAAGTACATGCACTACAAGATAGAAAATCTTCTCAGTCCAAAGCAGTAAAGAAGATACCTGCTTTCTATAAAACTGGACTTTCTGGCACACCAGTCTTCAACAAGCCTGACGATCTGTGGTCGATCCTTAATTGGCTATATCCGAAATACTGGACAAGTTATTGGGCCTACTTCAAGCGCTATATCAAGTGGATTGAGTACGATGGATATCGAACAATAATCGGAGTCGAGAACGAGGAAGAACTACAAGATATCATAGCTGGATTCTACAGCAGAGTAAAGAAGGAAGACGTTGTTAAGGATCTGCCAGACAAGTATTACAGCACAATAAAAACAAAAATGCATCCTAAGCAAGAAAAAGCATACAATCAAATGAAAAAAGACATGCTGTCCTGGGTGGGCGAGCATGAAGATGAGCCAATCAATGCACCAGTGGTCCTCGCTCAGCTCACTCGACTTCAACAGTTCGCCTCAGCATATGCCGAGATAATTAAGACAACAAAAAAGTACAGGAACTGTCGTTCATGTGCACAAGACCACGTAGATGAATGCTCAATTTGTGCTCCTTTGTATGCCGAATATGAGGCTAAATTGGATGAACACTTCCAGCTGTACGAGGAAGATTCGAACCATGATGCTCCAGAATTCGAAAGCGATTGCGAAGACTTGAAGCGAGTCAAGTGTGTCGGCCATCCATATGAGTACGTTCAACTGTCTGAGCCCAGTTGCAAAGTGGATGCTGCTATTGAAAAGATCCTAGAGTCTGAAGAACCAATCATTCTCTTTAGTCAATTCGCACAGATGGCTAAATTGATTGCCGATCGTTGTGAAAAAATGGGCATCAGTTGTGGCTTGTATACAGGCTCAGTTTCCAAAGAAAACCGGGACAAGGTAGTTGAGGACTTCCAAAATGGTAAGCTAAGGGTCTTCGCTGGCAGCATCAAGGCCGGTGGCCAGGGCCTTACCCTGACCGCGTCATCCACGGTCGGCCTGCTCAACCGTGAGTGGGCAGAGGCACTCAACGATCAGGCCATCGACCGCGCCCACCGCATTGGCCAGAAGAACGCTGTTCACGTAATAGATTTTGTTACCGAAGACAGCATAGATGAGGAAAGAAACTTGGGCATAGCTTTGGATTGGCAAGTAATCAAAAAGCTATTGGGAGAACTATGAAAAACAAATTATCACCGGGAATGACAGCTTGATGGGCCGAATATAGGTAAAAAGATGACTTATATGGTTCATGTTATATACATCGTAAATGGCACGATCTGCAACGACACTTATGTCTGTTCTCATGCCGCGATAACTATGGCTGGTGCAATAGGAGAACGCGGCACCATTATCACGTTTACTGACGGTAGGGACGATGAAGGTTCCGTCGATGCAGTGATGTATCGACACGCCGAAAAAATTACCAAGCGTACGGTGGAGTAGGAAGAAGTGAAGAACAAATTAGCACCAGGAATGACGGTTCAGACCGCAGGAACAGGTGTCGGCAACTCATGGCGGCAACTCATGGCGGGTGGTTTATTGTGTTCGCTGTGGGTGGCAAAGTAATCCTACGTCATTTAGGATGGCAAAGAATCTCGCATGCAGCGAAGATTCTCATACATGCAAAGTGAGGACTGATGGATACTGAACTAGTAGATGCATCAGACATCATGCTTAAGGATCTACTCATCTTAGAAGATCCTAATCTAGAAAAAGTCAGTCAAATAGTCATAAATCAAGTAATAAAAACTAGATACAATCTGGGTGGAAGTGGACCGCCCGGAAGGGCAGACTAGTGAATTATCAAGAGTGGATGCGAACAAGCTCCCGACACGGAACACCTAGACTACATCAGAATCCTAACGATCCTGCGTATGACATGCTTTACACTGGACACGAATCAACCCCAAAGGTATATCGCGAAGGCTGTTATATCTGCAAGGACATGGAATTTGCTCGGATGGGCATGCCATTGTGCAATCTGTGTTGTTTCTGCGCTAGCTTGGACAGAGAAGGACATATTCCAGCAGACGGAGCAACATGCGATGACTGTGGACATCAACTTTGTGAGTATTGTGTGAACTTGCCTCCTCAAATAGAGCCAATATGCACCTGCAATACTCCTTGTTGTGAGGTAGACGTTGGTGTCGGTATCATCACGTGCCAAAGCGCACATTGTCCAACACACGGAGAAACGAAAGATCATGACAAAAGCCAGATTGAATGAAGAAGAATTAGATATGATAGAGGAAGCACTGATACTTTATGGTGCCCATAATTCACGATTAGGATATAAAGAAGTTGGTCCCATAGTATCTGAGATGATAAAAAAATTCCAAGTAATAAGAGAACTTTCACCGAGAAAAAATATAATGATGGAGCCTTATAAATGAACTGTGAAAAATGTAATGAGCTAAACGACACTCCTGTATTCTTCGAGTTGCTTCAGGACTGGTTCAAGATGAGCGCAAATAAAGTAATCACCATATTCCACAAGAAGGGACATAAAATTTTCTGATGGCTGAATATCCAGAGCACGACAAGTTGAAGGCTATCAAGGACGAAAGCCAAGCTCAAGGTGAATTGCTTGACTGGCTGGCTAGCCAAGGAATCAACCTGATGGTATGGAAAATTCATCAAGAACAGGAACAAAAACAATGCTGGAGATGTGTTCACTTTACTAAAATATCGACACTCAATTGCGATTGTATTACTTGTCATGGCACACATGAATACACCAGCTCAACAACGGTAGAAGGTTGGTCACCCATCAACAAGTCGATCCCTGATTTGCTGGCAGAGTACCATAAGATAGACTTAAAGAAGCTTGATCAAGAGAAGCAAATCATGCTGACGGAGCTTCAAGAATTGGGAGAAGATGTCTCAGATAACGAGAACGATAATCCTGGTCCCATCCAGAGGCCGTCCCGAACGTCTTAACCGAATGATTATCTCCGCTGCGTCATTGTCCGTGGGCGGAATTTTAGTCATAGCTGGAGTAGACAAGGATGATCCAAAGAATGACGAGTATCAAGAATTAACTAAACTCCATAGGAACTTGTTGATGTTTAGTGGTCCAAGAGATTCCCTTTCCGGCTGGACTAATATGCTGGCCGGAGCTGCTATAGCTAACTTTGGTATAAAGGGAACCTTCCTTGTCTCCATGGGCGATGATCATGAAGTACAAACAGACCTTTGGGACCTGGCATTAATTAACAGCATTCATTCTCTAGATGGACCAGGCTTTTCTTTCGGTGATGACCAGATAAATGGTTCCGGTCTTTGTACTTCATGGATGGTTTCTGCGGAAGTAGTCGATGCTCTGGGCTGGATGATGCTGCCACAGTGTAGACACATGTATGTGGACAGTGCCATAATGGAACTAGGTAACGCAGCAGACCGAATAAAGTACAACCCATTGGTAACCATCGAGCATCTACATCCCATAATGCAGAAATCGGAAATAGACCAGACTTATTTGGACGGAACGTCCACCATCGACCTAGACCTTGATGCTTTTAGAGAATGGCATGCTGGACCCAAGTTCAAAGAAGATGTTCAGAAGATTAAAGAATTGACGTGGTGAAGATGAGTCTTAATGAAATGGGTAAAGATTTCCATGACGTAGCCAAATCAAAGGGATTCTGTGACAAGCATAGAGACCCACTACAAGTTCTGTTCCTCATTATGTCCGAAGCTGCTGAGGCAGGAGAAGAGTACCGAGAAGGCTTTGGGTTCAATGAGATATACTATGCTGGACCAAAGCCTATGGGATTTTCGATCGAGATGGCCGATATCATCATTCGTACGCTTGAAGCTTGCGTAGAGTGGAACATAGACATCGAAGAAGCCATTCGAATCAAGCACGAGTACAATAAAACTAGGCCACACATGCACGGTAGGAAATGCTAATGGCACCTATTGTTCCGTTAAATATTAGGTTTGAAGTGAAGTTGGATGACATAACCAAAGACAAGCTGTTGTCTGTCATTGAGTCCATCCAAAACATAGTAGACGTCTTTGGGGGAGATACCGTGCATATTCCTACGCTTGGTAGTATTGTTCACTATCGAGGTAAAGAAGGCGTGCAAGCAATGCGCGCTGCTATTGTTTCCTGCACGCTCGAAGAGCTTGACAACCAGAATGTCATTGACGGACATATTTCCGACTTGGATACGGAAATGCACGTCCATCTTCATGTGATAACTCCTGGAACGCGAGGCCACTTCGAGGAATTCAATGTTCCACATGGAGATCCACAAGAAAATGGACAAATTCCGCCGGGGACCTGGTGCTGGCCTAAGATGGTTTAATAGGCAGTCTAACGATAAAAAAGCGTTTATAGTATTAATAATACTGATTATACTGAATTACATATTAGGTTTCATAGCTATTAAACTTATAGGACAATAAGTTGGTCTGGGCAGCCAGGTAAGAATAAGAACTAGGGTGTTGGGCTGATCGGGCACTCACTGTTCATCGTGGTTCTTATCACCGATGGAGGAGGCACCTTTATCATTGCGGCTCACCCCCGGATCAGATTTTGCTGATTGATTTTTGTAGTGAACGGGTCGATTTCCAGCGACGCTACAATCCCAATGATACGATTGGGTTCAAGAGGTGCCTCCTCTTTAGTAGTGGAGTATAGTGTAATGGCAGCACGCTTGCCTTTGGAGCAGGCAGTTTAGGTTCGAACCCTAATACTCCAGCATGTATGAAGTAACCAAAGTACTGGAATGTGAAGATTGTGGTAGGATAATAAAGACGCTAACTGAATATGAAAATCAAAGAATGGCAGACAAGCCCTACGACTTTATTTCTTACTGCGACCCTTGTAAGGCGAGCCGAGCCAAAAAGGGAGAAAAGGCAAAGTTTGCCATTCATCCTGGTTGGGTGACTTCTCTTAGCGATGGCGATCGACATTATATTGGTGTTAGTGCATTAGTAAGACTTTATGGACTAAAAAGTGGTGAATGGATTCCTTGGAATGAAAATAAAAGGGGTCTAGACTCAGACCTATACATACATCTCTATCCGAGAATGGATGGAAAATATGAGCGACCAGAGCAATCCGAACAGAATAACGATTAACATAGGCCCTAATGATTCCAAACTTTTAACTAACCTTTCTGAAAGAACTGAACAAAACAAGACCGATGTAATGATTCGAGGACTGAGGGCCTACGATATTTTAATTGAAGCAAAGGAAAACGATGCTAAAATAGCACTTAGGTACCCTGATGGACGAGAAGAAATAATCAGATTCCTTTAGGAGGATCGTTGATTGTATGGATTAGTGTTGACAATCCTGACGACAAATTGTGTCAGACTATATGGGCAGAAGTTATTAAGTCTGTAGAAAGCGTAGTATTATCGCATGCGCTCATAAAATATTCTACTATGGTACATTCTTTGCCTACTGCACCTTTAATGAATTGTCATTGGTGTATAGGAATTCCTGAAGAAGGATTCATGAAAGAAAATCTGATGCGTGAATTGTCCAAGATAGCCAGCAGGTTTAAGCTGGACTCTATTACCTGGTATGAATGTTCAAGCTCACAGCTCATACTAGGGGAGTAATTAATGGATGTTCAGAAGTATATTGACCTAAACCTTATTCACTCTGTTCATACCTCTGAACGTCGAGCTTTTAGGTCTTGTCGTCGTCGCTGGAATTGGGCATATCGTGAGAATTACCATCCCAAAGTCACGGCTCAGCCACTTGAGTTCGGTATTGCTTATCACATCGCCATGGAAACCTGGTATGATCCAGATAGTTGGTTTGGCAATAGAGAACACCAATCCGATTTGGCTATTGAAGCTTTCACAGACACGATTCAAGACCAGTACTTAAGATATATTGAGCTTAATGGAACTCCAGAAGACTCAGTAATAGAAGACTACCAACAACGACTTAAGCTTGGTATCAGCATGGTGCGTTATTATACCACCAAGATTAGTCCTAAAATTGACATCGGACTTACGCCACTTGCAGTAGAAATCCCATTCGAAGTCAGTCTGGGTTTTACTTGCAAGTGTGACGCTTGTTGGAAGCTATGGGTTGCTTGGGCTAGCCAACACGACGATGTCATTGCAGTCATGGGAACTGACTCTGCTGTGCGAGTTAACTGGGAAGGTCTGCCCGTCACTTTTGGTGGACGGATAGATGCGTTGTTCAAGGACGATATTGGACGCATACTTTGTGTCGATTGGAAAACAACATCTCGAATACTGGATGATTACGACGAAGCTGCGTTCCTCGAACTAGACGACCAGGTAGCAGGCTACCCCGTGGCGATTCGCAAGCTGGGACGCCAAGTAGATGGCTTTATCTACCACGAGCAGCGTAAGGCCGTACCGGAGAAGCCAAAGAAGCTTCAGCGCGAATACAAAGGCAAGCTGTTCAGTACCAATAAAACCGAACCAGTGGAGTATGAATCTTTTATCAATGTTATCATGGCCGAAGATGTTCGTGCTTACAACATGGGATTCTATGATGAATACCTTGAGTTCCTTCAAAGCAAAATGGCACCAAAGTTCTATCAGCGTCATACGATATATAAGACAGAAATACAAATAGAGAACTTCTGGCAAGACTTAATTAATGAAGCAAAGGACATGCTGGAAAGCCCGCGTGTATATCCTCAACCATCAAGATTTAGTTGTAATTCGTGCATGTACCGCGTACCGTGCGATGGACAGAACAGAAACGAGGACTACAAATACACATTGGAATCTATGTATATAGGGAATAGACAATGACACCCAAAGAAGTTTATATGGAATTAATAAAATCATACAACAAGGCTACTGAAATGTCCTTAAAGTGGAATGAATTAAACAAAGAGATTATTGAACGTGAAAGAATATACAGTAATAATCTAGGTCTAAGTGTCACGACTTTTTTCGACAGAGTAACTGACGTCAAAGAAAAGTCCAAAGAACTGAGTAATTTATACAATTCGTATTCGTTTTGGAAGGGTGAAGTAGAAAGGCACTCTTCAATGTTGACAGGAGTTTTAGCCTTCGAAGAGTACAAAGATAGAACCCCATCTATCTAAAAGTAGTGCTGGACTCAGCTGGTTGTCCGTGATAGGCTACTGACACCTGTGACAACACAACGGACAAAGGCGACAATGTGTCAGTCAAGACTATTGCGGATTTGCCTGTCTATCAAGTAAAAGACAAAGAACCAAAATTCAATTTCCTGGTATATGGCGAAAGCGGAGTAGGAAAAACTAGACTTCTAGGATCTGTACATGAAGTTCCAGAACTTTGTCCAGCATTGCTGTTGGATGTTGAAGGCGGAAGTCTCACGCTGAGGAACATATACCCCGAGCTTGAATGTGTCCGGATCGATACATGGGAAAAACTTAAAAAAGTTTATACCAGACTGAAGACACATCCAGACCACGGCTATAAGACGATTATACTTGACAGTATAACCGAAATGCAAAAAATTGGCATGGATTATACCATGCGAATCCGCAAAGACGGTGACGATCTTAACGTTCCGGAACTCAAGGAATGGAACATTAACATCGAACAAGTCAGGAAGTACGTGAGGGCGTTTCGTGACTTGGAAGGTGTTAATACACTATTCACTGCGTTGGTTAGAGTTGATGTTGACAAGAGATCGGGTCTTTCTCGAAAGAAGCCTTCTCTCAACGGTAAGGTAGCAGACGAAGTATGCGGATTCTTGGATATTGTTTGTTATCTTGGTATGGAGGAAGTCGAGAAGGTAAATACTAGAATTTTACAGACTGGTAACACTCCAGGAACGATTGCCAAAGACAGATCAAACTATCTACCAATGCTAATAGCAAATCCTACCATGATGGACATCTACAAATACGTTTACCAGGAAGGCTAAGTCACGTGGCTTTTAAACTCAACATGTCGGATAAAGAGGCAGAGTCTAAAGAATTTGAGTTTCCCCCTAGTGGCGAGTACTTGGTCAGGATTGCAGATATTTCGCTTGAGGAAGTTAAGAAGGCAGGCGACAACTTCGGCAATCCATACTGGAAGTTTAAGCTAGTCATCGAAGAGGTCTTCGCAAGTAACGCAGAGCAGTATATTGGTCAAACCATTCCAACCACGGTAATGCTCTACAAAGGCG